TTACTCAGCTGCGCGCCGCAATAGCCGCCGCGATCCTTCAGAAACGCCTTCCGCGACGCCGATAAGCCCCTGCGCCACTTGCTTCATGCTGGCCGGCGAACTCATGTCATCGCTATCCGTCAGGCCGGCCGCTTTGGCCGCCTGATAGGCGGGAGGCATCACCACCCAAGCCGGCGCGGCCAGCGGATTTTTTGCCACCTCTTCACGCGCATACGCCCGATGCTCATACGGCGCAATCGCCGCCTGGGCCTCCGGATTACCGCGCGCCTTGACCCGTAGCTGGTACAGATCATTCCACGTCATCTTGGCCATGTCATCGTCGCTCGGCAGCTTTTCCGACTTTGCGGGCCGGATGCCTCCAGCGGCAAGGAGCGGTTTTCGTTCTTCGGCCATCAGCTTTTCCAGTATAGATAACCCAGCCCCACGCCGATCGGCAGCGCCAGCAGCGGAACCGCCACCGCCAGCGCGATCAGGCCCAGCAACACCGCCGCGCCGCCCCAGTTGATTTTGCCCATCTAGCCTCCCGCCAGTTCGCGCTGCACGGCGCTCTTCAGTGCCTTGGGCGCGGTTTTGTTCGTGCGCTCAGCCGCGCTCAGCCGCATTTCTTTCACGCGCCGGATCACGGCCGGCATGTTGACCTTGATCGGCGTGTCCGGATTCTTCTCGTTCCAGTCGTCGCGCATCTCACGCGCCTCCTGCACCTTGTCAGGATCGTTGTTCGCCAGCCCCTGAGCCCAGTGCTCCTGGATTTCCTTTGAGCGCATCCGGTTTTGCTCGATCATGTCGATCGCCTGCATTTTCGCGCCCTGGATATGCGCCGTGCTGTTCGGCTGGAAGCCCGCCATCTTCAGCACCGCCTCGACCGGCGTTGTCTCATTGACCACATAGCCGCGCGTATCCCGGTAGGCGCCATGCTGGAGCATGCGCGCGCCCTTTTCCAGGTTGCGGAGCGCCACCGGAGACAGGTCGATCAAGGCGTCATCGAATTGCCCGCCAACCGCTTTCCCGGCCGCCGTAAAGGCACGCTTTGCAATGTCGCCGGCCGGTCCGGCCAATTCGCCAATGTCCTGGGTGTATGACGATTTTTTTGTGAAGAGGCCGGTTGCGGGAATGAGATTGCCCAAGCCAAATCGGCCAGACACATCGATCGGCACGCCAGGCAAGCCGGAAATCCCCTTCAGCGCGAAGTCCGCGCCGCCCTCGCCCAGCACTTCCGTCAAGAACTCTTCTTTCTTGCGCTTGGTGCTGAAGTTGTAGCCCATCCGCTGCAGGATGCCGTCGATCACATCCTCCATGTCCTGCTCGAAAGGCAGGCCATCAGCGCCCGACATCAAAAACAGCACGGCCAGCATCAGCAGCGCGCCGCGCCGGCCGGCCGCGCGCTCTGGCGATCCCGGCTCTCCGGCAAATGCCATGCGCCCAAGCAGTTCGATATAGGCGATCGAATACTGCTTGAAGGTCATCGCCAAGCCGCCCAGCGTACTGCGCGCCCAGCGAGGTTTATTACCGGCATTGTAAGTGCCCTGGGTTGCCTCAATAGCATCTTTTGCGAATGCCGCCGGATCGGCCATCCCCTGCGCCTCAGCCACCCGGTAGGCGGCGATAAAGGTGATACGGCGATTGGTCAATTCAGCCAGTGCGAACAGCTTGCCCCAGCCGAGCGACAGTTTGGCCAACGCGTTGTTCATCTTGGCGGCGGCATCGCCCAGCCTTGTGCCGTCTCCGGCCTGCAGAACGCCGCGCCCGGCCGCCTGCGCCTTCAATTGATGCACTTCCTGCGGCGACACAATGCCCTCTTCGGCGGCCAACTTGAGCGCCGCATCCAGCTTGGCGTCTCCGGTGGAAGCCCTCCCGGCGTCGCGCGCGGCGGCAGTCAACTGCGCCGCCGCCTGTGCGATGCCACCGTATTGGCTCAAATACGGGAAGGTCATCGCGATCGGCTGCGTCATGTTGACGAGCGCAGATGCCACCGAACCGCCCAGGAACTGCGCGAACATCAATCCGCCCATCATCCCGCCGCCGCCCTGCGGATTTTTGACGTGCTCGGCCAACTGCACCGCCGCGTCCTTCAGTTCGCCTTGCGCCTTGGGGATGTCATTGATGGCATCGTTCAATTCGCCCATGTGAAGGTTGCTCGAAGTCAGGCGAGCATTCGAGTAGACGAACCCGGCCAGGACGCGCCCGGCATCTTCAGAGAAGCCGGCAACACCCTTGCGCTCGATCAGCCGCTTCATGGCGCTGCGACTGTTCTTTGCCAGCTTCAGGTAGGCTTGGTAGGCCTCGCTGGCGGCGCCATCACCCTGACTGTCCAAGCCCAGCATGCTGCCGAACAGCTCCACGGTTTCCGGAGATACCCCGGCAAACAGCTTGTAGCTTTCCTCGGACGCGGTGCCGTGCGTAATTTGCGCATCGGGGTAGTTTTCGCGCATCTTGCGCGCCATCTTGGCGGCCTCGGCTTTGTTCTCAAACATGCCGAAATACACCTGCTCACCGCCGTTTTGCACGTACACCGTGTAGTGGCCGAAGCGCGACAGCGGCGCATAGCCACGATCCATCAGATCCTGCGCCCGGTCGGCCTTGTCAATCATGGCCGTGGCCGTATCCATCAGCGATTTCTCGCGCGCGGGGTCATCCTCAGCCAACCGCATGAAGTGGTCGCGCAGCAGTTCGCCTGCACGCCCCACGTCATTGGCGCCCATTGCCTCCTCCGTAACCGCCTCGGCATCCTTGCCGCCGAACTTCAGCATGTCGGAAATCGCCAGACTGGTCAGGCTGCGGTCGGTCGCGGCGCGGAATTCCTGATACAGCCCAATTTGCTTGGCGTTCAGGCCAAACATTGTTTGCAGTTCGCTCGGGGTCCAGACGATACCGCCCCGAAGCTCCGACTGCTCGTAGCGATTGTTGATGGCCGCATCGTAAAAATCGAGTGGATTGGCCTGCCAGCGTCGGACTTGATCGTCGTCGATCACGCCCTTCTGCAGCAAAACGTCCTTCTTTTGCTCAGTCGTCATGCGGCTGGCAGCATCTTCCAACTCCGACAGCTTGATCGGTCGGCCGTGCGCGTCACGGCTCCAGATCAGCGTGCCTTCGAAGATCGGCGCACTCACCGCCTTGGTATCCTCGGGCGTCAACGGCTGCTTTTGCCAGATATCAGCGAGGTTTTCCAGTTTCGGCAGGATGTTCGGCGCTTGGTCTGCCGCCTCCACCGCATACTGCGAAACGTCGCCAATGAAGCTCTGCACCCGGTCGTATACCTTCGCGTAAAGCGGGCTGCGCTTGGCCAGGTTGTACTGGGTACCAATGGTCTTGTGCCACCACGATAGCTTCCCGTTGCTGCTCAGGAAGTCGCCAACCAGATAGTCGGCCGGCAAGCGAACATCCTTGATGCTGTTGGCTGCCGTCGCCAGAGCGCTACCCAGTTGGCCGCGTGGATCGCTACGCCTGAAGCGGATATCATGATTGGCCGGATCGAAATTGCGGCCATCTTTGCCAGGTTGACTTTCTCGCCCATCGGGATACACAATACGCACATCCCCGGTATCGCTTCGGGCGTTGGACGGCAGGACACTATTCGCAATGGTGTCGAAATCCGTCGTACCGGGGTACTTTCTCATGCTGGTCATCGACAGCGTCTTGCGCCCGGAGCGCACTTCCTCCAAATACAGCAACGTCCCATCGGCCAATCGCTTGATGGTCCCTACCACGTCCTGTTTGCGTGGCGTCTTTCCGCCAAGCACATAGGCAGTTGGCGCAGCAATCGCTTCGGCGATTTGCGCAACGTCATTGTCAGTAATGGCGAGTTGCCCTCGGCTTTTCTCCACCCTTTCATCACCATGCCGGTTGAGCGCATGGCGCACGGCAAACATGTCGGCCGCGTGGGAATAGCCATCATCCACAGCCACGCCTTCGCGACTGAGTAGCGCTACCTCGGCAGCTGACAGCTTGCCAAGCACCACTGTCTGGTTCTCGTTACCAGAGGCGCGCGCAGCCCGCGCCAGTTCGCCCAGCTTGTTCTCCAGGAACGCATTGCCAGATAGGCGGCCACCAACCGACTGCGGTGCGCCGAGCGCCTTCCGGCTACGGCGCAAAATGTCCAGAATGTCTGCATTGGTGCCAGACGGCAGCGCTGAAAATCCATGCTCGCGCAGCCAGTTTCGGACCATGCCAACGATTTCCAGCACCTTGCTTTTCAGGGTCGGACGCTCTTCGGCAATGTATGCCAGCAGTTCCTCGGTCAATGTCGCCCGGCGCTCGTCCGGGGTATATGCCTCCTTGTTGCTCTCGAAGCCCTTGAAATACGCATCCAGAGAAATGTTATGCTTGGCTGCGATGCGACGCAGGCCGCTTTCCCCGCCAACCGCCAAAAACAGTTGATTCATCTTGGCAACGAAGTCGCTGCCAAATAATTTGCGGAGTCCTTCATGCGCCAGTTCATGAAAAATGGCTTTTTCAAGATGTTCCGTCGAAGTGAACCGGTCGCGAACCAGGAGAATGCCGTTTTCGTTACGCACGGCGTCGACGGTCCCTTTAGCTCCCTCCTTGATGGCCTGGTCTATGACCGCAGCGGGAAGCGCGTCGAAAGTATCAAAAATATGGAAATTGGGCAGATTCGCGTTCGGCATCGTCCCGAGAATGCGATCTACTACGCGACGCACTTCCGCCTCAGTCACGGCGGTTCGATTCACGTCCTGCCCGATGGGCGATCCGCCCATATTGGCCCCGCGCGAAAAGACCGCGCCTGATGCCGCCGCCGCGCTGTCCGCCTTGTCGCCAGACAGCGCGCGAATGACTTCTTCCAAGCGCGCATTCTTGGCGTCCAATTCCTCCGCCTTGGGGAATGGCGCACCTTTCTTGGCAAGCAACTCCGGCAGTTCGGCCTGTGCAGCGGCCAGACGGCGACGGCTGTCGCTGATTTGACGGAGCTTGTTGTCAACGTCGATATCGCCGTCGAGCCGCGTCAGCAGCGGGCGCAGTGCTTGCGTGGAAAAGCGGCTGGTTTCGATACCGCTGGTGTCGGCGGATGCCAAGGTACTGCCATCCTCGCGCAACAGGGAGAGCGTCGCATAAAACGCATCGAAGTGACTGCTACGGCCAACCGTCAGTTCAAGCGGGAACCCCATGTAGGTGCCCATCTTGATGGATTCCTCGCCGCCCTTTCCAAGAGCCCCGGCAATCTCACTCGATTTTTCAGCCAGCAGGCGCGCAGCATCCGTGCGACCAATGTACGGCTCGTCGTTCACCACCATTTCAAATGGCTTGGTGTCTCCGAAAACGTGGCTGATCTCGTCCAGATAGGTGTTTTGCGTCGATTTCCGGCGGCCATTGACGCTGATCGAGAATTTGGCATTGTCATCGCCGTTCTGCTGTGCCTGCTGCGCTGCATGCGCCGCCAGTTTGGCGGATTCTGGCGTGCTGTAGGTTTTGCCCTCGATGTCAATTTCGCGAGCCGCAACCTTGGCCTCTACCGCCGCGTGCGCCGCGCGCAGCCGCTCGATATCCGTCTCCATAGCGGAGATCGCGGCCGGGATGCGGGCGATCGCCTTCTCTGCAGATTCGATCTGGCTGATGATGCCCCACTCTTTGCGGGCATGCTGACGCTTCAGCAGGTTCAGATTGTCGATTTCCGACATCAGCTTGACCCGCTCCAGCAGCAGCGGATCACCCGATGCCAGCGCCGCCAATTCGGCCATGCTGACCGATTCCGCATCCTCAAATTCCATCGAGAATGCGCCATCGTACTTGCGGATGCCGTTGATGGTTTTCAATTTGGAGGAATTCAGGCTCCACATTTTTGCATCAATGGTGTGCTCGGTCGCGTAAGCCAGGATCTCGACTTCGAACTTGTCGATCCCGTACTTATCCAGCAGCATGTTGCCCTGCCGGATAATCCGGCCTTCGCGCTGCTCGATGTCGGATGGCTTCCACGTCACGTCGCCGTGATGCAGCGCCACCAGACGCTGCTGCACATTGGTCCCGGCACCCATACGCGGTGTCGAACCGATCAGGACGCGCACGCTGCCGTCATTGACGGCATCGAACATGGCCTGCTTCTGCGCGTCGTTGTTGGCTTCCTGAATAAATCGGATTTCGCTGGACGGGATGCCCAGCGCCATCAAGTTGTCCTTGATTTGCTGGTACGCATTCCATCCGCCCGCCTGCGCGCTGCGCATTTCGGCCATTTCGTTGGAGTCGTATTTCTCCAGCTTTTCGCCGACACGGCGTAGACCGTCCTCGTCGCCGTCCGCCAACGCCTTGCCTTGCTCGGCCAGCAGAGCGTCATATTCCTTCAGTGTCTTGTCGTCGCCCTTCGCCTTTGGAACAGAGCGGTCAAGGAAAATCAGCTGAGTACCGAGATCCTTGTCCCATTTCTGGTAAATCCGGTGAACTTCCGCCGCCAACTTGTCGAGCTTGCCTCCCTGCTCGTCACTGGGGTTGGTCGGGTCGGCCGCGCGCACGTCGAGCGATACCTTTCGAGCCCTGTCCCTCAGCTTCAGGCGTCGGATATTTCGCTCGCGCGGGTCATTGATGCTCGGCAGAGCGTCAAATTCTTCAATGATATGGTTCAGCAGAGACAACTGGGCCTCGGTCGGCTGCACCACGACCGACTGCCGATCGCCATCCTTCACCTTCGGAATCGGGAACTGCGCGCCGTTGTTGTCCTCGGCATAGGCGGACTTGATGTCGTCGTTGCTGACGGAATCGGTAAAGGAGTAGTACAGGTCCATCAGCGAACGCATATTCGACCATGTGCGGCCAAGCCGATTGACCTCCTTCAGGCGCCCCGTTTCGTTCTGCTCCCAGTCGGCGTCAGTGGACACGAATTGCGCGCGCCATGCGTCAAAGTGGCTCAGCCCCAACTCGTCCAATTCCTTGGCGGCCAGGAAGCGCATCATGGTGTACATTTCCACCGCGCTGTTCGAGATCGGCGTACCGGTCATGAACGTAACGGTGCCCTTCGGAGAGTCACGCAGCACCCGAACCTTGTTGTACAGGTCAAATGCCTTTTGCGAGCCTTCCTTGTTCCCCATGCCCATGACGTTCGTCAGGCGCGAGCTGTAGAACAAATTTTTGAATTCGTGGGCCTCATCGACGGTCAAATCGTCGATCCCCATTTGCTCGAAGGTCAGCAGGCGGTCTTTGCTATCGGCGCCCCTGATCTTGTCCATGCGCGCGGTGATCTTGTCGCGCAGTCGCTCAGCCTCCTTGACGCCAAACGGCTTGCGGTATCCGCCTCCGCCCTCTTTATCCGCTGCGGCCTGCGCATCCTTGATCGCCGCCTCAGCCGCTTCCAATTCCTGCTCCAGGTATCGGGCTTCGGTTTCAGGAGAAATGCCGATGAAGCCGAACGACGAATGCGGGATGATCACGATGTCGAAGTCGCCGGTGGCGATCTTTGCAAAGAACTTGCGGCGGTTCTTTTTTTCAAAATCGCGCTTGGTTGCGGCCAGTACCTTTGCGCCCGGATACAGCCGGTAGGCATCGGACGTGAATTGCTGAACCATGTGGTTCGGCACGATGATCGCCGGCTTTTTTGACAGGCCCATGCGCCGACGCTCCATCGCGCGCGCGATTGCCGTAAAGCTCTTGCCGGCACCAACAATGTGATCCAGCAGCATGAATCGCTCTGAAATACCACGCCATATCGCATTTTTTTGATGCCGGCGCATTTTGATAATCATGTCCGGCACCTTCCCCGGCAGGAGCAGGTGCGAACCGTCATGCTGGCGATTGACGCGGGTATTGAATTTTTCGTTGAAGGTATCGACAAGCAGGTTACGCCGGTCGGAATCAGCAAATACCCAGTCGCTGAATTCGTTACTGATGGCCTTTGCCTTCAATAGCGCCAGCGCCGTAGCTTCCTGGTCGACGTAGGTTTTGCCATCGCTATCCGTGCGGGTGACTTTGACGGCGCGGCTGTTGAGAAGGTCATTGATGATGCTGGCCGATGCCACATCATCAGTGCCCCACTCTTCCTCATTGGCCCTGATGCGAGAAGCATTCGTTACCGTGAAGCTATTGGTCAGCCTGGAAAAACTGACTCGCGGGTTACCGCCGGAGATATGGGCGATGAAAGCCTCGTACACTGCGGGCGGTACCCAAGTCGAACCAAGCAGCGCAGTAACACTTTCTGCACCCCACGGCTCCGGCTGAACTGCAGTCAGCGCCTCGACGTTCTTCGACAGGCCGGCGTTGCGCGCCGCTTCCAGCTTGCGCTTGACTTGCCCGGACAGGTATTCATTGCGGTCAACGATCTCGCCGCTTTCCGGATCTTTGAATACCATTGGCTTGTCCGCGCCGAGCATTTCCGCGCTGATATCCTCGGTCGGGCGGCCAAGCAGGCTGGCGATACGATCCATGTCCACCCGGCCAGATTCGGCCATTGCGATCGCCAGCGCGTCAGCATGCGATGCGGCGCTGGTGGGCGGCTCATATTTCATGATCACGCGCTCGGACAAGATCGGGGCTGGCGTCGCCGATGCGCCGCGTACCTTTTCCCCGATCCTGGCTGCCTTGGCCGCGCTGATCGCCGGGCGGTATTGCAGTTCGAGTGCCAGCACCAGCGCGCCATCAGGCATATTGGCAACCAGCGCAGCATTGGCCGGCTCGTTGATGTAACCGCTGTCCTTGACGAACTTCTGATAGGCTTCCTTCAAAGCCTTTCTGTTGCCCTCGATCTGCGCTGCGCCGGCATCCTCTGCCTCCATGCTCAACTGGTCGGACAACAAATCGCGAAGCCCGACCAGCGCCTTCAGGCGCTTGAATTTCTCCGCTCCAAGTAACAAACCGGAAGGAATGTCGGATTCCTTCTCGAATACCACGCGGCCGTAGACATTCTTGTTGGTGCTCCTGACCTCCCCGGTAATCGAGTTTTTTACCTGCTGCTTGACCGGCTTGCCGGCCTCGTCGAGCACCGCCTCGATCTTGTACCATTGGCCCTTGTCGTTCTGGTACAACTCAGGAGACCACGGCGATGTCGCGGAAAGCGTGCGCTTGGCCAATTCAAAGTCGCCGTTGGGCGTTTCTCGCTCAAAAACCTGCTGCAGGTTGCCATCGGCATCAAACGTGATTGCGCCCTGCTCTTGCCCGGAAATGGCGATATGCAGGGCATCCGACATCGCCTGATGGCGCGCGATTGATGCATCGATCGCGCTTTGCTCCTGCCGCATCACGCCTTCTGGCAGGCGAGAAATGGCAGCGTCGAGCATGCCGGCCAAGCTCTCGCCCTTATCCAGTCGCACGGTGATATCGTTGCCGTGCGCCATTGACCCGGAGCGCTCCAGCGTCCCCATGATCATCTCTGGATGATCGGCAAAATACCGGCTGATCTGCATCGGCTCGCCGCCCAGAGGATCCGGCACCTTGGTCGAGTTCACCCAACTCGGCACTCGGTCAGCCAGGGCTTGCCGCTCTTGTTCGGCCTGGTAGTTCTTCTCCTTTTTCTGGCGTGCGGCGGCAAATGCAGCCTCCATTTCGGCCTGCTCTTGGGCCGTCAATCGCTGCAAGAAAAGAATGTCGGTCACCACTTCGGTGCGCGCATTTTCCTTGAATGCGGTATCTGGCAAGCGGATTGCGCCAATCAATTTGGCTTTTTTTGCCAGCGCCGCGCGTGCGCTCGTATCCACCGCATCCATCAGGTAGCGCGACACGACTTGAATCTGCAGGCCGCCAGGCTTCACGGCATCGATCGACGCCAGGAAGAATTGATTGTGGATCGAGTGCGCGTTCAGCTCGGGCTTGAACTGGAAGCGCAGCGACTGGTTGCCGAACGGCGGATTGCCAATCGACAGATCGAATGACCCATCCGAAAGCGGCACGCTTTGGAAGCCGGAATTAAGGATGGTGGCCTGCGGGTACAGCAAGGCTGCGATACGCGATGTCAGGCTGTCGTATTCGACGCCGACAAATTTGGTGTTGGCAGAAAGCCATTCCGGGATCAAACCCAGGAAGTTGCCGACGCCCATCGACGACTCCAGGGCCATGCCGCCCTTGAAACCAAGCCGCGCGGCGGCCGCCCACATGCTGTTGACCACCGTCTGCGAGGTGTAGTGCGAGTCCAGCGTCGAGCGGCCGGCCATCTGGTGTTCTTTTGGCGTCAGCAGCGCGGCCAGTTCCGGGCCGCGCTTGGACCATGCCTCCTTGAATGTCCCGCTCAGCGGGTCAGGGAAGGCATTGGCAAGGCCACCCCAACCGACATAGCGCGCCAAAATGGCCTGCTCTTCCGGCGTTGCGCGCCGGCCTTCCGCCTCGATCTGCTTGAGCGTGCGAATCGCCCGCAGGTTGTCGTTGAATTTCTCAACTTCGCCACCCTGGCCCAGCCGCACGTCGTCGGTGATGCGGAAATTCTGCGCCGGGATATTCGGCGCGCTACTTACGACTCCGGATCGTCCGGATCCTCCGGCTCCCGCATCATTTCCTGGTACTCCGCTTCCATCTCCGCCAGTTCGCGGCTCTCCCAGTCGTCCTCTGACTCTTCCGGCTTGAGAAGAATGTACCTGGCCAGCGCCATTTCTGCGGCCTCGTGCTCCTGGTAGCCGCTCGCCATCAGCTCCTGAATCCACTTCTGCGCCGCTGCGGCCGCCGCCTGAATTTCCTCGTTCAGACTGCCGGATTCCTTCAGATCCTCGGTCTTTTGCGGCAGCCACTCGGCCCAATGCTTGCGCGCCATCATCGCCAGCGTTGCTCTGTCCATCGTCACCACCATGTTGTAATCCCGTGTCAAGTGTAGCGTGATTCAACGATTGTGCAAAAGTTGCCCAGTCAACCGCATAGCCGTCGCGCTTGGCATTGGCATTGATCTGCGCCACGATGGCCGCGCGGCTTTCCTCGGCCTCCCTCAGCATGATCTGCGCTGCCACCACATGCGCCTGCTGTGATCCGACCTCATCCAGAGCCTTGACCTCGGCAACCTTCTCATCAAACTCCTTGCGGTGTTTCCCGAGCGGATTTTGCGATAAGCAGAGCGAAGGAGAACCCATTGTCGGCCTTGTGTCGTAGAAATTAGGTGGCGTCGATTATCAGGCTTGCAAACACGAAAGCAGATCCTTCAGAGAGGTAATTTTCTCGTCGGCTTCAGCAAGCGCAACCGACGCCGGCTGCTCTTGCCCGCCAACCGTTACCATGATGTCGGACAGCTGGCGCAACGCGCTTTCCTCCTGCGCGCCAGCCGATGGCTCCGACTGCTCTGTTTCCAGTTCCTTGATAAGTGCTTCTTGTCGGCGAATCCTGGACAACAGGCGATCATCGGCAACCCGCCCCTGTTCCTCGGCCTGGGTACGCATTTCAATCAGGTCGTTGCGGGCCTGGGTGAGCCGGCTCACCGACTCCACCGCTGGCGACTCGGTGGCAGGAACCAGCACTTGCAGCGCCTGCGCGGCGGACGGGAATAGGTCAGCGAACTCAGCAAAAGCCCGCGCATCCTTGTCTGCCACAGCCTTCTCGACGGCATCCTCGGCGTCGAATCGCTTGATGCGCATCGAGCGCAGCGTGGCTTCGGCGGCCGTCACCTTAAGCTGGGCGGCCGTCTTTTCATCCAGCGTCATGCCGTCCGCAGTTGCGGCGGTGCGCAAACGTTTCACGCGCGCCTGTTGCTTCGTCATGTCTGCCGTCAATGCCTCATCGACGCTCTGCGGCACTTTCACCGCAGCATGGTTCGCAGGCGCCGCCTCGGCCGCAGCCGGTGCCAGTTCTGGCTCGACGTTCTTGACGGGTTCTTGATTGGCCGTGGCCGGCTTGCTTTCGGATGGTGCTGGAGCTGGCGCGCTTTCCTCCGAATTTAGCCCACGGCGCCCGATTTCCTTCTGGATCGGCTTGGTGCGCTTCGGCAATTCGGCGAGAGCGCGCAGCAATTGTGCGTCCGTCATATCCTTGACGGACAGCCGATTCAGTTGTTGCCTGGTGAGTTCTGGGGTGGCCTGCTCTGCGGGCGCCTCGGCGTGCTCGGGCTGGGCCTCATTGGTAGCCGGTGCCGGCTGCTCAAACAGCGCGTTGAATTCAGAAACCGCTTGCTTGGCAGGCTCCTTGTCAAGTCCAAACAGGCGGCGCGTACCAACTTCTTCCAGCTTGCCGTCTGCCGTCACTTTGTACTGCGTGAACACCGGGCCGTACATGGTTTCGTCCAGCGCCTCGGCATACAGAACGCCGCTGTCTTTCTTCTTGAACAGCCCGAGATTGCGCTCGTTGCCATTCAAGCGGATGGTCGCTGGGTAATGCTTCCCGATGGCGAATCCGCTGCCGGTCTGCGCGCTCCACTGCTCATTGAGCTGGCGCGTAATCTCGCGCTCAGCCTGATCGCGGCTGTCTGCTCTGGCGGCGACATGTTCAGGCGCGGCGCTGTTCTCCGGATTTTCGCTGGCCTTCCCCGCTGCTTCCTGCTTGGCGCTGTCGTATCCGGAGTACCATTTCTTCTGATTACTCCCGGAAAGCCCGCCGGGCGCCACGCGAGGCGAGCCGCTGGCATAACTCCTTCGGCCAATATCTTCGACAGTGCCTACGTCCTGGTCACGAACGCCAACCTCTGCCACCTCAGTTTTCGGCTCCGGCTCGTCGGTCTTTTCTCCCTCCTGCGTACCGTTCTTTTCTTGCGACTGGCCTGCTGCCGAAGCGACCATATCGCGCACGTCATCCGCGCTGATGGCCGCTACGGTTTCCTCGCTATCGGTGCCATCATGGAAATCGGCAATCGCGTTGTAGGCGGCCTTCCACTGGCGCGCGCTGATCGCGTCCAGATGCGGCGCAACCGCGGCATTCCCCCGCATCGCTTTGACCGACTCGGTAAGCGCGTCACGGAAAGAGCGGGCGCCCTTCTTCACCAGAAGCTCAATCACCCTCGACAGTGCCGGCAGCAATGCGCCTGCCGTGTGCTGCTGGCCGGTGGCGTTCAGTTTGGCGCCAAATACATCGCCCAGCACGTCGCCAAGGTGCGCCAGTGCATTTTCCAATTCGGCATTTTCGGCACCTTTCTCATCCTCCGGTGCTACACTTGATTCGCCGCTTTGTTCTCTGGGATTAAGAGTTCCTGTTTTTTCAGGTGCGCCATTGGGCCCGATGGATGCGGAAAGCGGCTTCTCTACCTTGGCAGCCTCTGCTACACTGTGGCCACTCTGGCCGCGAGCGGTGGGGCTGCCCTGACTGGACGTGCTATCAGGTGTTTCAGCAGCGTATGCGGGTTGTTGTCCAGTGACAACGGATGCGGGTTCGCTCCCATCCCAGAGTTTCTTGATTCCCTTTCTCTCTTGCCTCCCGAAATACGCCGCTTGTGCCGGGAAGGCTGAATTCACGCGATAGTAGTCGCCGCCTTCCATCGGCTCCAACTGAACAAACATGACATCTTGTCGTGAGCCTCGCACAGCAACTAAAAGTTGTCGTGTTTTGGTTGCCTGCCACACCTGATTAAAATTCCTGGCAACGCTGGCGACAAAATCCTCCACTCCAGAAAATCCGGCCGCTAGAATTTCTTTCCCGTGGTTTGCCTCAATGTGTACCCGCCCGTATCCAGTACCATCCGGATTTTGGACGCCTTGCTGCAGCCTGATTTTCCCGGCTTGACGCTTCGCTTGCTTAGCTATTTCAGGCGTAATTTCGCCGAAATTCAGCGATCCGTCCGGGGCGGGCACGAACTGCTCGGCACGCTTCTGATCGCGCAATGCGCGGGCTTTTGCCAAACCTGGAGGAACGGCGGCAGGCACGTCCACGCTGCTTTTCTGCTCTGGCGACGACGCAAGCAAATCGCTCTGGCCCGCAGCCAAACCTTGAGAAAATTTGCCTTCCCCTGCCGAGAGCGTATCATCTCCCTTGCTTTGGCCTGATTCCATCGTGGCCTGCTTTCCGGCATCTTGGGCAGGTTCAGCGAAATGGGATGGCGCGCCGGACGCCTCAGCGGGAACGGGAACCCTGCTCCAAAGCTCTTTCCACCCCTTCCTTTTCTCCGCGTAGTCCTTGCCGGCAGGAAATGCCGTATTGATTGTGTAGAAATCTCCATCCTCAGATGGTTTCAACTGCACAAAGACGGCAGACCGCCCATTCTCGACTTGAATCGCCACTAACTGTGACGTTTTGTTCGGCTGCCAAATGCTGTCAATGTGGTTCAGCGCATGCGCCAAGAATTCCGGAACGCTTTCAAACCCAGCGGCCCTGATTTGATCGCCGTGGCGCTGCTCGATATGGATCAGGCCAAACTCGGCATTGCCCTGCTGTAGGCGAATCTCTCCGGCCTGGCGCTTGGCTTTTTGAGCCACGTCCTGGGTTATCTCGCCGAACTGAAGCGATCCATCTGGAGCGGCAACGAACTGTTCCGCCTTTTTCCTGTCGCGCAATGCACGAGCCTTGGCCAGTCCGGGTGGGATTTGGGTCGCATCTTTTTCATCGCGTAATGAACCACCTGAAATAGATGCATCAGTGGTATCATTGGGTTTTAATTCGATGGGGCTACTATGGCTAGACCCTCTACTGGAGGTCACGTCAGGACCTTCCCCGCCCACGGGACTTCCTACCGGCTTATCAGTGTTTCCGTCAATGGCGTCAGAAGGCAAAGGTTTGAGCACAGGGTTGTCATGGAGGCTCACATCGGAAGGCCGCTTACCAGGTCCGAGGTTGTTCACCACATCGACGGGAATGGGCTTAACAACGCCATCGAAAACCTTGCGATCATGACCCAGCGGGAGCATGTCGCCATCCATCTTTCTGGACTGAAGTGGAGCCTCGACGAGGCCATTTTGCTCAGAAACTCCGGCTGGAGTTTTGACAGAATCGCCGCCAAATTTGGAGTTACTTACGCCGCCATCAGAAACGGATTCGCCGCCAGAGGAATTCCCACGACCGATCTCAGACACGGCACTACCAAGTGGGACTTTGATAAAGCCGTCATCCTTTACAGGGCTGGAGAGTCCATGCTGAGCATTGGTCGATCCCTTGGTGTCAGCGCCCCAAGTATTAGAAAAGCCTTTGTTAAAAACGGAGTTATCGACGCTTGAAAATGCTTTTTTCGTGTTGCCGCTTTTAAGCCATTTCTTGAAGTCATCGATACTTAATTCGCTAATACTTTTTCCGCCGCGCCAATTTACAGCGTAATTCGCGGCATAAATTTCCTTGGCTTCGCTTAAATTATTTGCGCCAAGAACTATCTTATGCTCGTCGAACTTGCCGCTGTCCGGATGCACCTGATCGACCACGAATACCTTGTCGCTCTCGTGATTCGGGCCGATGAAAGTATCGATGTGATCCTTGTCCGCCCCGACCGTCCCCCGGATGTAGCCATAGTGGTGCTGCATCTCGTTTTCCCACGGCGTGCCGTCGCGATCGACGCCAGAGCGCACGGATCCTGCGGGATTTTCGATCGAGATATCCAGACCATGCAGCTTGATGCGGCCGACCTTGTAATTGCCGGCCTCCTTCTGCGCATCGGTCGGCTCTGGAATGTCGTTTTGCGGACTGGTGGCGGCCTCGTGCGCAGCGGAATCGATCTGCTCCCCCAGCGTCTTGGCGCTCATGCGCCGCACCACATACCCGCTGGCATTCGGCGACACCTCGGACGCAGGCACCACTTCATGCGTGGCGGACAAACCGCGCCGGTTCATCTCGCGGCCGGCGACGATCTTGCTTTTGAACGCCCTCCCGTCCTTGGTCGTGATGACGTTCAGAAACGGATTGTTCGCATTTGCCGCATTGTTGGCCGCCAGCTTCTCGCCGGTCGGGTCGAGGTTTTCACGGGCGATTCTGCCGGGAATCTGCTTCCCCGCCTTGGAATACAGCTGCAGGCTATTCCGGTTTCCGCTCAGGTCCGCCGTGCGAACCGTTACGGTTTTGCCGTATAGGTCTTTTGTCGTCGTGAACTCCGGCTCCGCATCCATCGGTGCGGATACGGCGGGTGCCGCCGGGACCGATTCGGCGGCAGCACGGGCGGCAGCATTGGTCGCGGCCGCCTGCTCTGCCTTTTTGAAATAGGCCAGTTCTTCCTGATTCAGGCGGTATGGCTTGCCGTTCGGGCTGACCAAAACCTTGCCGTGTAGTTTGTAGCCGGCCGCAATCGCCTCGTCTACCTTGGCAAAGTTCGATTCGGTTTTCTGCGGCACCTGTTCCTGTCGCTCCGGCTCCAACTGCCCCAACTCCCCAATACCGGTCGGAGCCGACATGCTGCGGCGGATTTCCTGCTCTGCCAGTGCGCTCTGCTCGGCACTGCGTGCCGGCGTGCCGGTTTGCGCATCTTGCGCGGCGGCATCCGGCTGCAAATGCCGCACAGCATCCAGCACGAACGGCGTCAGGCGATCGGTCGGCGCAACGGTATAGCCACCATTGACATGCGGGATGATCGAAAAGTCATGACCGCCCTCTTTGTGGCGAAGGACATATTGCCGCAGGGCGTCAAGGTCATTGGAGACAAACCCGCTTGAGCCATAACGCTGCAGGTTTTCCAGCCCCACGGCGGATGGCGCAGCGGTTTCCGGCGTGAAGTCGATGCTGTTCGGATCGCGCTCTGCCGGCTGCTCCAGCGACAGCCCGGCCGGTGCCGGAGGCGTGATCGGTACTTTTTCAAACGGCAGCGGCGCGCCAGGATCAACCTCCGGCTGCGCGTTGAGTTTGTCGGCCACAGCCTGTTGCCCCGCATTGGCCGCGCGCGACAACACGCCAGTGTCAGGAACTACCGTCGGCGTATGGCGGCGCTGCAGCGCGCCCATGCCAGCGCCTTGGACGCCCCCGACCAGCAGGCCGGTGCCTGCTGCATTGCCAACTCCTTTGCCCAGGTCATCCTCGCCCTGAGCAATGTTGGTGAAAAATTGCTCCTGAGCCGATTGCGGCATTTCTTCCAGCACGCCCTCGCTGAGGAACTCCTTACCAGCACGCGCCGCCATCCCGCCCTTGACGCCGGCCGACTTGGCGCCGGTCGCGATCTCGGTGGCGGCGTCGCCCATCAACTTCCCGGCGCCAAAGCCGATCGCCGCAGTTCCAGCGCCGGCTGCCAGCGCCGGAAGCGCATAGTCGCCATACTTTCGCCCAGACGCCTGCGCGTCGTCGGCAATTTGCCCGGCACTTTGCGCGCCCTCGGTCGCCGCACCAGCCGCCAGAAACTTGGTCCCGCCAGACTCGATCGCAGCCGTTGCCGCCGTGCGCCCTGCGGTCGTGGCCACAGCCGCCTCTGCTGCCTGCGACGCCGATTTTCCGGCTGCCAGCGCCGCTTGAGCCGCTGCACGGCCCTCCACGGTAGCCAGCGCGGCCTTGGCGGCGACTTTGCTGGCCAGCGCGGCGGACACACCCATGCCCATCAGCATGCCGGGCAACGATTGCGCGATGCCGCCCAAAATCGAACGCGGGTTCTCGACGCCAGCCACAATCGCATCGACAAAGCCGTCGGCCTCCGCAACCTTTGCATCAGACGCTTTCTGGCTGTCGCTCAGGTATTCGCCGAGAATTTCATTGGTGCGTTTGGGGTCGTAGCCGAGCGCGCGCATGCCTTCGCCAATCTTGCCGCCTGTGGCAAGGCTGCCAAGTCCAACCGCCGACGCGCCAAGGTCGACTACACCCTGCGCAACCTTAATCCCAGTGTCGCCTATAGTCCGCATGACGCCGACAGCTGGTTTTTCTGGCTCGGGCGCCTTGTATGACAATGCGGCATTCAGAATGCCATCGACATAGGCGGTATTCCCTTCCTCATCCTGCGGCGCGCTCGCGCCACCAAGCCGGGCCGCCACTTGCTGCCCGTACTGCAGCGTATTCGGGGCACTCGGGTTGCGCGGATCCGCCGTTGCGATCCCGCGCCGGGCCTTTTCCAGTCCAGCAGGACCACCGTAGTAGCCAGCAGCGGCCAATACCGGATCGCCGCCAGCCTGCTCGTATCGCTGCTTCAGATAGCGGATACCGGAGCGTGCGTTTTGCAGAGGGTCATCAATATTCCAGCCTTTGTCCGCCACCTCGTTGAACGTGGCCGGCAGAATCTGCATGCCGCCACGAGCGCCAGCATTGGAAGTCTTGGCATTGCGGCCACTGTCGGACTCTTGCTGGTACACGCTGCGGGCGACATCCGCCAATTGACCGTCAACGCCCTCCAGCTTGAGCGCCTGTTCTAGCACACCCCCGCGGTCAAGCTCGGAACCCGGAGTGGGGTCTGGAGCGGACAGAAGGGTATTCAGTTGGTCTAATGCGGGCATTCAGGATCCTTGTTTTTTGTGATTTTTGTCGGTCGGCAGATTCCGGCTACAAGCCAGCTGCGCGTCGCGCATCCCTCAATTGCTTGCGCTGCTGATTGGATAGCGAGCCATTGTTATCCTCGAACCACGCAAGCGTTTTTAGCGCCTCGGCGCGCGTCATGCCTCGCCTGATGTTGGCAAGCATCGAATCGAAATTGGCAGCAACATCCGCATCGCGCCTCGCAATGCCTTCCTGGTGCCGCTTCGTAGATGTGCCGCTCAACGTGTTCATCAACGCAATCCGCCTATCTCTCTCGGCAGTCGATACGCCGCCGATATTTGGAGGTGGAGCATTCATGGCCACCTGCTGAGCGCTGGGCGGGCGCACGCCGCCAGGTGCCGGAATAGCTTTCCTTTCGGCGGCTGCCGGAACCTGGGAGGTAGCGGGAGCCGAAGTCGCGGATGGAGGCTTGGCAGCTGCAGATGGCTTCGCGGTTTGCTGGCTTTTGCGCATGGCGTCATCCGCCCGCTTCACCATGCCGTCGAATATAGGCAGGAACTTGATCGGATCGACTGCGCCGGTCTTGGGGTCGACGGATTGCTTTTCCGCTTCGTCCTTGATTTGCGCCATCACGCTGTACGCCTGCTCCGGCCCGATCTTCGGGTTTTTGATCATGTTGGAGTACAGCGACTTTGCCGCAATGTGCTCAATCGGCTTTTCGCCATTCAGCGGCGTGTACGAATAGAGCTGCGCATTGGTCTTTACCTCCGCCGCCAGTTCCTTGGCATTGCCTGCGCCACGGACTCCACCGGCCCTCAGCGCGGCGGCTCCAGCCATATCGCGCCGATACGCTTCATTGGTATCGGCATTTTTCGCCTGCACGGCCTCAACCGCCTGATTGTGCCGAGTCGTTTCCGCCAGAACGTCAGCCTCATGCTTGCGCTTGAGTGCTGCTGACATCATTTCGACGCTGCTGTTGTCCAGAACACCCTGCAGCATGTCGTCGATAGATTTTTTGGTGCGCGGAACAGAGAATTGCGTAACGCCATTCCCTCCATAGGTCAGCGTCCGCGTGCCGTTCTCGTCCACGCCATCCACCAGCTCGTAGCCATTCGGGATCACCCGTGACAATTCCTGCAGCTGCTTGATGGCCTCATCGTCGGAAAGCAAGCCGATCTCTCTGAGCCGTATCAGCTTCATCGTGCCAGTTTGCACAGCAGTGATATCGGCCTTTGTCTTGCGGTCGATTTCGGCTGCGCTGGCGGCATCCAGTGCATACGCACGATCGGTGGCGGCGCGCGCATCCCTCGCCGTGGCCTGCGGGCTGGCCGCAAAGTTGCGCTCCGCATCGGCCGCCGAGACTGCCTTGGTCTGAGGAATCGCCTGGCTGGCACCGGTCAGAAACTTGGCATAGCTGGCGTGAGCTTCGTTGTTCGGGTCGAATTCAACGCCGTTGGCGCCATACGGAGCCTGCTGCGCCAATTCCAGAGCGGCGTCATTGGTCGCCGCATAGTTCGGCGCCGCCGTATCCAGCTTGCGTGTGCCGATGGCTTTACGTGCCTCGGAGTAGGCTTCATCCGATGCCTTTTGCTGGGCATACGCCTCTTGCTGCTGCCGCGCCAATTCCTTGCGCCGATCGGCCTCGTCCTGACGGCGAAGCTCTTCCGCGCCGACCATCACGCCCTTGCCAACGCCGCCCAATGCTCCAAGTAGGTTCATGCCTTACTCCGTTTGTGCTTTGGCAGGCCCAAGTTGTTCATCTCGATCAGCTTTTTCCTGCCAATGATGTTGACCGCCTTTGCATTGATCATGAATTCGCCATCCGATCCCATGATCGGCACCAAATCATCACGCGGGCCACCAGGGCCGGATACCATCCCGCCATCCAGACCGTTTGCCCTTCCATCGATGTCATCCGGCCCGCTCTTGATTTCGCCGCCATCGGCAAACAGGCTGGCTGCAAGCAGACCAGCACCAATCGCCCAACCGACCGGGCCGGCCGCAGCCAAGGTCGGCGCTGCGGCGCTTGCCGCACCAGCCGCACCCGCAGTTGCCGCCGCGCCCGCACCGAGCGTGGAAGCCGCGCCGGTCCCAGCCACGAGTCCTGTCCCGCCAGCCACACCGCCGGCCAATCCAGCACCCGCTGTGCCAGTGCCAAGCGCGCCGGCAGCGCCAGTGCCAGCGGTCAATCCCGTGCCGCCAACGACCCCACCTGCAGTGCCAGCCGTGCTCGCGCCGATCCCCGATCCGAGCGCCTCTGCCGCGCCCGCGCCGGCCGTGACGCCAGTGCCACCGGCGATGCCGCCAGCAACTCCCTCGCCAGCCACCCCGGCCATTGCGCCGTCATACATTTTTTTGCCGGTCTTGATGGCTTGGATACCATTCGATATGGTGTTGTCGCCACCACCTGAGGGCTGCGGAACGGAGGCGCTGGCAGCGTTGTTCTCCATCACTTGCCGCATGCGCGGATTGCCGACGAAGCCGCCGACAGCCAAGAAAATCGGCTTTCGCTTGATGGGGCCGCCATCCTTGAAGCTGCCGCCGAAGTCTTTGTAGAGCCGGGCCGCAGCGATCCCGCCGCCGACCAGGTTGGACATGTCGTTTGATTGCTGCTGGTTGTACTGTGCCTGCTGCCCGGCGATCTGCCCATAGGCGTTCCCTGCCGCCGCCGTTGCTTGCGATGCGGTTCCAGGCATCCCCTTGCCGATGGAAATGGCATCCTGCAGGCGCGCATGGCCCATTTCTTCCACGTAGTTCCGAGCCTTGTTCTGTGCAACGGCACCGGCTGCGGCCTCTGCCATGTCCATTTTTTGGTAGCCGGCCGTAGCGGCGGCACTGGACGGGTCCAAGCCCGGCGTGCGCGTCAACCGGTCGCGCGCCTTCCCGAATTGCTCCGATACCTCGGCCTGCGCCTTGCCCGCTTCTTTCGCATAGCGTTCCGGGGATGCGTAATTTGCAGCATCGGCGGCAAACTGCCGCTCCATGGGCAAGTACGTTCCCCTGTACTCATCCCACATTTCCCGAGCGATCTCGGCATTGACTCGCGCCGCCTCGTTCTGCCCCGAAGTGTCAGGACTGCTTCCGCCGCCGAAATACAGCGGCAATATCGGTTGCAAGAACCATTTGATGATCGACATCATTTCGCATGCTCCCACTGAGAATATGTTTCGTGAGTGAAGAACGCACGCATTTCCTGGCTCACGCTACGCATGTGCGCCCACCCGCCAACGGCGAAGGCGCAAACATTCACCAATTCGTAGATATAGTTTCGGATGTAGAACGCCTGCATCCGCTCCGGGATGGATTCGCTTTTTTCCAAAGCGATCGAGTCCATCCAGGCATTGAGGCCGGCCAGTGCAGCGCCCGTAATCATCGGCTCCCACTGCTTATAGAATGGATTCAGGTTCAGGCTGATCGTGGCGGAAATAAATGCCCCATGAACTTCATCACTGGTTACGGCGTCCCCATCAATCAGGGCATCCCACGTCTCCGAGATCGCGGAGAGCATGACGATGGTTTTCACCGCGTCATCGTTCCCGAGCATCCAGCGCAGCAGGTTGGCGTCACGCACGCGCCGCCATGGCGCTGAATCCCATGTGCTGGCCGCGTCCGTCATGTGCTTACTGTGAAGTGGTCCGCCGAGGTGGCAATGAGGCAGCGCATGGCATCGATTCCAATGACCTGATGCGCAGAATTCTATGGGCGCCAACAAAGAAACTTGGGCGCTTTTCGGAATATTTATTGTGACTTCGGAAACCGCTCCTTGACCGCAGCGCAGGCGGCCAGATACGCGGCCATCTTGGAATCGTCCCCCTGCGCCTGCCAGTACAGCGCATCAGCCAGGTCGGTCAGCGGCGGATAGGCCGCCTCACGAAGGACGCGATAATCTTCAACGTGCGTGATCTTCATATCGTCACCTCGAATTCGGCATCCAGATAAGGGAAAGCGAAGACCTTGATCTTGTAAATGCCTGGGTATAACAGATCGAGTTCAGCGCCATCGTCTTCGCACGGATAAGCCGTGCCATTGATCGTGATCGTGCAGGGCATCGGCAAGTTGGCCAGCGTGCCGCCAGTCAACGCGACCGGGCTACCCGGGCGTGGCTGGATTTTCCCGTCGACGATATACTCGGTCTGCGGGTTGGCCATCGCGCCGGTCACGATGCGGCCGACGTACATCATTTCGTACAGCGCCAGTGTGGAATCAGACACTTCGGCCGCCAGCGTGATGCGGCCGTCGTTGTCGAAGATCGTCACCGGTGTCATTTCTTCACCTTCAGGATGAAACACGAGCCGGTCAGAGTGGTGATGTTCACCGATGAACCCCACGACCCACCTGACTCACCTTCAAGCCAGACCGCCACCTGGAAATGAATGTAGTAAGTGCCGGGCGGCAGCGTCATTGACACCGCCATTGTCGTCGCCGGCCCCGCCGTGAACGTGCTGGCCACGCGCACGCCCTGGACGCCGCAGCTGTATAGCCGCGACTGGTCCCACTGGCCGCCGGCTGGTCCCGGCAAGCTGAATAGCAGCATGACCTTGGATGTGCGCGTTACTGAAAACGCTGTGCCATGCACTACGCCGGACGGGAAATCATCGGCCTCTGTCAGCGCATCCGACACCAGGTTGTCGGTGACGATCGTATCGGCCCGGATCATGCCGGCTGTGATCGCATTGGCAGCAATCTGGTCTGCTGTAATGGACTTCGCGGTGATTTTCTCCCCCGTGATAGTCCCAATAAAGGCGTCTTTTATATACGTGCCGGCAGGCACGTACACGCCGTTGATGGTGCTACCCGTGGTGCGAACGATGAACGGCACCTGATCAGGCGGCGGCGCCTCCACGCCATCCTGGCCGGGGCTGGCAATCCAGAAATTATCCGCGCGCACACCAAAGGCGTAGGTTGGGCCGCTCTCCGCGCCAGAACCGATCATGCCAAAACCAGCCTGCCGAAACCCGGTCGCCAGCCCGCCGCCGTCCATATTGACGACCCACTTCAGTTCGATCTCGCCAAGCTTGTTGACCGCCGTGGATGCAGTCTGCCGCACAGCTGCGGACGAAATATAGTTCCCGTCCTCGTCTTTAATCGCCGCCTGGGTCTGGTTCCAGCGTGAAGCTGCCGCGCCGGCCGAATTTGAAATGACTTGCGACCCACCCTCGACAAGGGCGGAATTGTCGCCAACTGAGGACCATATCTTATTGACGGCCTCCGCCAGCGCGTTATCGCTGCCGGTACGGAAGGTGCTTTCAGCCGCCTGCCCGGCGATGAGGCCGCCCGGTTGGTCAATCAAATCGACCCTCCGCCCCAATTCCTTGAACAGCGGAGATTCGATCACCTGAGCCTGAAGATCGTTGATGATGCGGGCCACATCTGCCGGCCGGATCGTGGTGTTGCCGGGATTCGATGCGTTGTTCCCGTACCCGCCGCCGGCCGGCATGGTGGGGCGGCCCTTGGACAGGCCGACTTCGGCAGCGGTCACGAAACGGTTTTCGCCGTTGCCGGCACTACCGTTGCGCACATGCCAGCCGTCCACCAACGCCCGCAGCACGTCACGTACATTGCGATCGGAAATGGCGTCCAGCGCCGATAGATCAATGCCAGGTATCACGGGAAGTTTCTGTGCCGATGCCATTGGGCTATACCAAACTTAGCTCGCGCGCACTTTGAGCGATGCGCAACTCACGGAAGCGGCCCGTGCCGGAAATTTTCAGATACCAGCGATCCGACTTGAAGCCGGCCGGCAGGCGAAAACTTTGCGTTCCTGCTATCGTCTTGGTATAGCGCGGCACGCCATCGGCAATGAACGACACCGTCCACGCCCCATTGCAAACCGCCTGAGCGAAACCAAAGTTGAGCGGCTCGGGGAACACTGCTTCTCGGCTTTGCCACGTTGCTTTAATATCGCAGCCGCCTGCGAACTGAAACAACCCGGTACCAGAAGCGTAGTAGAAGAGGTCCGTGACCGGCGAAACGAATGAGCACTTGGCCGCGAACCCAGGGAGGTCCGTCATCGATCCCTTTGCCTCATCCAACCGCAGCATGAACGCCTTGAATGCGTTTGTGCTGGAATAGACGATCAAACGGCCATCCCATACCGCAAAGACCATCGACTCCATCGCGTTATTGCAACGAGCGCGCCATACATCCCGAGTAAAGAACTGCTCGGAGTAGGAGAGCGTGGCCTGCCCTCCCTCGACCGCAACGATTCCATCGTGGCTGGCATACACAATAGCCCCTCCCAAGTCTGCCATTGCGTATGGCGATACTCCGGCCTGGGGCACCGACAACGGGCGGTCTGTCATAGAGTCTGGAGACACGCCAGATATCAAGAACGGCTGCCCAATGGTCGTCACCAGTGCACCAGAACCATGGGCTATAGTGCCAACGATGTTGTGCGTGAAGGTTTTGACATACTCCGGAGGCCATGCCCAAGGCCGATACGCCTCAGAGAAATGCAGTTCATTCCCCTTCCATGCCATCAGAATGCCGTTCGGCAACGCCATCAGCCCGACAAGGCCGGGATCCGGTGGGTAGGCGTCCATCGACGATATCGGCTCATTCAGCCCGGCCGCCTTCACGTCATCGGTAAAACTAAATTCCGCTCCAGGTTCCGTCAGGACCGGAATCGATCCATCATAGAAATAGTCGGCAATATCGGAATCGTCCGATGTCCGGTAGATGCGTATTTCCTTGATCGGCGCATAATCCGCCGTCAGATCGTCGCGCGTGCAGACCACCTCCACCGGCATCAGCGCGCCAGTCGTTATCGTCGCTGGCGGACTCGGCGGCCCTTCTTCGTTGTAGATGTTGGCGTAGGTGAAAACGTAGGCGCGGGTTCTTTTGTCTGCCTCGGCCGCGCCAGACGATAGCGTGACCGTGTAACCGGTAGCCGGAGCATCCTCCCTTGCCAGCGCCAGGCTCCAAACGCTGTTTGTCGCCAGCGATGAATTGGCGCTGTATATGTCGAACAAAATCTCGTTGGTGTCCGCATCCGTTGCCGTCATCCTGATGACGGGGAATGCTTGCTCTGGCGTCGCCGATGGCTGTTCTTCTTCCTCCGCGCTGGTTGGCTTTCGGACCGCAAATTCCGCCAGAGAAAACAGCGACTCGACCTCATGAATCTGGCCAAGCTCGTCTTTCACCCGGGTTGTAGATACCATTTGAGTAGGGTTCGACGGGCGACCAGTCAGCATGATGGAACCGCCGCTGATGACCTTGATCGTCGCTGGAGTGGGATCGGAAATTCCAGCGACCCCGACCCACTGTCCAAACACATCACTCCCCTCTCCGCTCGGCTCAACCCAATAAGCAGTGGCAAGAAACTGCCCTTTAGGGATATTGCTGGCAGCATCATCGCGCGCCGGAGGGTCGAACCGCCACAGCTCATTTGGCGTGATTTCCGTCAGGGCAATGTCTTGCTCTTGGTACTTGATCCCGCCATATTCGTAATGGAAGCGCACAGTCATGGTCGCGTTATCCAGCGGAGGGATAGACGGGATACTCAGAGCTGGCGCGATCGTCGGGCGCGGAACTCCGACCCGATAGCTGGATGCCGGGGCCCCTCCGCCAACCTGCATGCCGTCGCGCGATGTCACCCGGAAGTCGGTTGGCGTCGTGTAGTACAACCGGTTGAAAGTGTCGCGCGCAAGCGGCGAGCGCACGGCATGTACGCGATCTTCCCAAGAATAAAACCTCAAGCCGTCATCCGTGTACAGACTTGCCGGCGCATTGGCCATGGTCTGCACCCGATAGCCGCCCTTTGTGTTGCGCAGTTCCGAATAGGCGAAATCGCAATTTTCCGCGATACTGGCCGCCCCATCCTGCAGCAGGCTATCGGGAATTTTTGGGTATATCCCGCCGAAACGATCGATCTTGAATGCAGCCATTTCGGCATTGCCTCTACAGTTTTGGATGCCGGCAAGTATCGAGCCTCCAAGATGCCACGGAAGTCGCCCTGCCAAATTTATAGGATTTACTCGGGGCGGCTGTTCGCCGGCCACGCATCGCTCAAGGTTCGGACATCAAGCGCGTGTCCTGCAGCTTTTTCTGCCATGTCCCCATACGCTGCGCGGCAGTCGTCGTATACGGAATTGAGGGCAATGGCGTAGTCAAGGACGGCACCGGGGGTAGCGCTGGCGAGTCGGCGGGCGGCATCGGAGGCTTGCTCACGCAGGCCGTCAGAAACAGCGTGCAGATGATCGATTTCAGTGCGTAGCAGCGATTCACGAACACGGGCAGCATTCAGGGCTCCTTGATATCTTGAGGCGATCGCGCGCTCGTCGGCGCGCACTTTCGATATGGCCTTGAACTGGGCGTCGCTTTGCGTCATTCGCAGTTCGGAAACGTCTGCCGACCAACGTGCATCCTGAAAAAACCAGACGGCTGCCGCTGCGATAGCAGCAGCGATCAAGTGCGTGATGGCCTGAAAGCTCATTTGGACAGCTTGCTACGCAACTCATGGCCCATGAGGGGCCAGATTTTGGCGATAGCATTCTCGCGCGCGATCTTTCCATGGATTTCCTGTTCGATTGCTTGGTCGTTCACGAGATTCTCCTTTTGTTGAAATTGGCGGTCATTGAGCCGCCACGCATTTGTCATGACGCTTCAATTGGCGCGTCCACACGCCTTTGCAGCCCTGCGGCCCCCAGTTCTGCGGAAGCGAGCAATCCCGTCCACCCTGATTCCGCCACATCAGCAGCGCCTCGCAGGCTTCGGCGTAGTTCCCAGCGATCAGCTGCCGGCGTGGCGTCGAGCCAAGCCAGTTGCCGATGCCGAACTGGCCGACGAAATCCAGGTACAGGTCGTATTCCTCTTGGTGCAGATCGACGCCTTGCAACGATTCCCGGAACCGCTTTTCGTCGGCGCTCATCAAATTGCGCGCCAGAATCTCGCCGCGCTGTCGCGTGATCGGCGGATCGGCCATCGTCACCGGCCGGCCATCTTCGTAGTGTGTCGAACCATAGCCGATGGTCGGCACGTCGCCGGCTGTCGGAACGTAGGGCGATGGGCTGAAGTCCTCGGATGCCTGCCAAGCAGCGAAGCCGGCCGCCGACAGCGACAGCAGCGCAACGGCGATACGTTGTTTCACGCTCATGGCTGCCGCTCCATCGACCGCATCCGCAATTCATGCTCTTCCCGCTCACGCCGATCCTTGCGTGCAGCGAAGTAGACATTGACCGCGAGCGTCAGCAGCGCGGTAGCGATACCGATCAGGATCCCGATATCGGTGAGCGTCAGCGACGAAACGATCGAGATGGCGCTGCCGGCGTAGCTGGTTGCCTCTGCTGGAGTGACTTGAGTTTTTAGCATGGAGCGTTCACAGGGCGTAAAAAAACCCGCCGAAGCGGGTTGGATGGGGCTACTCTTTTTGGCCGAGGCTATGCCGTTAATTTCTCGATCGCCTCGGCATGCGTGATGCCCAGGCCATACTGCAGCAGCATGTCGGCTGCGGCCGTTGCGCTGATCCCACCGACTTCAATCTGCCTCCGGTAGCCGCGCACTTCGGCGGCGAACCGGAATTTCTTCGACAGCCAGTAGCGCAGCAGCCACGGAAGCACCAGAACACGGCGCTGCTCTCGGTAATGCACCATTTCATGTGCGATCAGCCCCTGATCGTTGGCGTACTGCTGGCGGACGAGGATGAACGGCCATACGGTAATGGCGTCAAAATTTTTTGGTACGAAGTTCGTCTGGATAATCATGTCAGCGGAAGTAGATTGGGCCGCTGGGGTCAGTTAATGTGGTGCCCCACGATGCCATTGGGCCGCTGACACTAGCGTCCGATCTTTGAAATACCTGCCCGCCCACAACTATGCTTTGAAAGACATTTGCAAGGTTCGTATTGGTTGGGAAGGAAACGGACAGAATTCCGGCGGTGATAGTTATGTTTTGTATGTTGAAACCACGTACCGCCGTTTTGGATATCCCCCCCATTGAGCCGGCCCAGAACCCGACACTCCCAGAGCTATTCCCAGAGATAAGATACAAATACGTCTTGTTCCGCAAGTCCGCTGAAGAAATTGCCCCTGACGGCTTATTCGCCAATAACCTGACGCGGCTATCGTTTAGGGATATGGCGCTGTGCGCTGGCAACTCCAATTCGGCAAGGATGTCGTCGGCAGAAATCAGTCCAGAAGCCGGCGTAGTCATAGACCTACCTTCTCTGCGAGCGATTGCACCATTGCGCACAATTCTTCAATCTGTTTTTCTTGCGCGATGATCCGGTCTTCGAGTGCGACGACGTATTCAGCAATCTCCCCGGTGGCGACGGCGGCGGCGGCACCGTAGTTGAGCGACAGAATTTTCTTGGTTTTCTCAGCGTCCGTGTAGACCTCGGAAACCACCTGCGGCAATACCTTCTGGGCACTCTGTGCGCCCAAACCGGCCTGCACTTCGCCGGTGTCGATGCGCGTGAAAATACCGCGCTTTACCTTCGCCCATTTGCGAACAAAATCCTTGCAGACTGGTCGCCAGTCTTTCTTCAGGCGCTCGTCTGAATATGCTCCAAAATTGCCAGTGGCCGTGAAATTTCCACTGGTATCTGCTGTAAATAGCCAACCACCCCCACTGCTATACCACCCACATATAGTTCCGTTCGTCATCAAAACGGAACCATTACCCATAACTGGAAAGTCAATCCCTGCATACCCATTCTTCGATCCTACCACCGCTATAGAACCGTATGCATTTAGCGCGTTATTTACTGCGATGTTGCCGACCATTCCGCCGTATGTTTTGGCGAATTTGATTTGACTTGTATGGGCTCCACCCGTGTTATACAACCATAAAACAGGATCGTCATCAGTATCAATCCCCCAAATATGGGATTGTGTGCCATCAGAACGACAAGCACGAAAACATGGTCGTTCAGTATCATTTGCGGACTCGGCTCTTGTTGACCATGAAGAACTCCATGAATCACCAAACGGTAAAGATAGCGTTCCAAGTCCGCAACCGTAAGAAGTTGGCGCGCGTACACAACCACTATCAGCCGTAAGAATCAAATCGCCAGTTGATCGAACAGCAAAATTATTCCCACTGCCGCCAGCAACAGCACCTCCTCCGTCAGTACCAAGTAATCCGACAAAATTACTAGACCCGCCTTTCCGAAAAGACATGTACGAACTACTGGCACTTTGTGCGTGAAAATCAGCCCATATCCCAGCTGAATCAACGTGAATCCCGCCACCGGAAAGAATCCCGGAATAAGTCGGGTTCATGACGTTCATCTTCCCTGCCATCGCGGCTTGCGCATCCGCTGCAGAATTACTGGCAGCGATCGCATCGGCGTGGGCATCGGCCGCCGCCTGCTGCGCCACATCGCGCGCATCTTCGGCATCTTCTACGGCGTTATCGAGATTTTCTGCTGCGAGTTCGGCAGCCGCCTTCGCAATTTCGGCAGCCGTGCGGGATGCCGCAGCAGCGGAGGCGCTGCTCCCGGCGTTCGATTCGCTTTGCGCAGCGGCAGTCGCGGCGAGTACCGCGCTCTGTGTTGCAGCCTGTGCGGTGGCATCGTAATCGCCCCAAGCACCTTCGCTGTAGACGCGCGCTTTGTTGGAAACCGTATTGAAATAGCTGGCACCCTCGACGAGAGGGTTGCCGTTGCCATCAACCGCCGGGTCTTCTTCGTGTTCGCCGAGATACAGCCGTCGCAATGCGAATAGCGATGCTGTGAGCGAAGCGGCGGCGTCCGAGGCATCGCCCGCGCTCTGCGCAGCGGCGTTTTCGGAAATCTCCGCGTTGCCGGCGCTGATCGCCGCAGCGTTTTCAGAATCGGAAGCGTTCTGTTCGGACGTGGAAGCGGCCAGAGCACTATCCGCAGCCGCGATAGCCGAAGCGGCTGCGTTCTCCGCCTTTTCTTCTGCGACAGTGGCGCGCGCATCAGCAGATTCCGCACTGGTTTGAGCTGATCCAGCAGCAGTTTGCGCCGCCTGGCGAGCATCTCCCGCTGCATCAGCACTGTCCGATGCCGATTGAGCACTGACGGCTGCAGCATCTTTTGATCCCAGCGCATCCGCGGCCGACACGGCGGCGGCAGATGCGGAGCCGAGCGCATTGGCTTCACTGGTGGCAGCGGCCTGAACTGCGTTATCCAGACCGGAAGCATATTCGCTGGCAGCCATGGCACTATCCGCAGCCGCCTGCTCACTGACAGCCGCAGCATCCCGCGCCAGAGCGGCGGCAGCGCCCGCAGCAACCGCAACATCGACGGCCAGTTGGCCATCGCTCTTACCCGGATATGGCGGCAAGTTGGCGACCAAATGCAATTCGCAATCCGCATTCGGGATAGTCGCCTCGATCTTTCCTGTCTTTCCGGTATCGGGATTCGTGATCTTGAACTCGTAGAATGTCTCGGTCGATCCCAGTGCGTTCGGCCACAGCGACAGCGTCGCTTCGCCATTGGCGTCGGCGGTCGCTTTCACAATCTCCGGGAACACATAACCGCCTGTCACATCCACTTCAATACCGCTCAGACGGGCGCTGATCGGCGCACCAGCCATCCGGTTGCCGTTTTGATCGCTTGCTACGATGTGGACATCTACAGTAGTAATCATTTTCTGACGTTATGGTTTTGTTTGGAACCAGCTTCTACGACTGCCCTGATCTAGGGGCGCCCGCGTCGCCGCCAGTTTTTCCATTTAGATTCAATAGGAATGCTTGATAAAACCTATCCGCACTCGCAGCATTGGCCGCAAATTCCGTATCCTTGCTATAGGCCCGGTACAACAGGTAATTCAGCAGCGCACCCGCGTAAATGTCGTCAAGGCCGATCACCCCCGTTTTGCTGACTGCTGGCGGAACCGCGCTATATGCGGCCTCGACAAAAACCCCTCCGGGGGATGCCGGGTAGACGTAGAACGTTTTGGGATCGAGCGGGTTGTAGGTGTAGTGCCGTACTACGGCCTTGGCCCCCTTCCCCAGGTGCCAATCGGGACTCTGCGCGTCCAGCAGGCGACGATCAACAATGCTGATTCCCATGCCAGGTGTGTTTCCATCAGCCCCGGTATTGCGCACCAGCTCAAAAAGGGTGTTGCAATCGTCCGGCAATCGCTGCTTTGTGCCGGCTACGAGCGCAATATTTGTGTTTTTGACAAATGCATTCGGCTTGAAAATCACAGCCTCGCGCTGCCCATCGTTAAACCAGCCCAGCATTTCTTCGTCTGGCCAGCGCACGCCATCCGCGTCCAGAATCAGGATCGCCGCTTTATTGATGATCGAGGCGACAGTAATGGTGCCCATTATTGGAACCTCCTAGGCCTCACGCGCGACGTAGTGCGCCCAAACGATTGCTCTGCGCGAATACGTGCTGTGGCGCGCGCCAATTGGTAAATTTGTTCGCAGGCCATCGAACTGGCGGGGTCGCTGAACTCCTTTTTGGGAATCCGCATCAAGCGCGCCGCGACTCCCTGCCCGATTTCATAGGCGTAATCGGACAGCAACAGGTCATCGACGGTCGCCGCCTTGCGCGTCGGCTTGGTCGATACCAGCAACACGATTGCGCCAGGGATGGATTCGGCTGGGGCTATGTCCAGCTTGAAAGTGTTGTCCGGCCCCTGCTTGATGGCGACTGGCGTGCCGCCCGCGCTGCCTGGCTGAGGGAAATACAACTCCGGCCTGTTTGCGATGTCGCCGGTTTTGAAAACCCCCAGCGGACGCCACTGGAACCACGCTTCATGAATCAGGTGTGTCACCGTCCCGATAGGCGTATCGATGTCGTAATCAACCTGCCCTTGAACGACATCGATTGGGTCAACGGAAAACTGAACGACTCCCGAGTGTGCGCAAAAGTCGATGCAGATATCGCGTATGTGCTGCTCTGCCATCGGCTCGGAGCACCCATCGACAAACGGCAGCACATACGGCAGGAAGTCGCTCAGACTGGCCATTTCGCTTACTTCTTCGCCTTCGGCGACGGGCCGTGAACCGTGTAGGAGAAGCGCTTGATCTGGCGCTCGACCGTCTTGCCCTTGGTCGTGTCGTAGACCGTCTGCTCGGCGTTTTCGAGGATGTGGACAACCTCAGCCGGGACGCTGACGCGGATACCGCGCGGCATGTTGAACCCTTGACCATTGAGGCCGATGAACACGGCCTGCGAACCGGCTTCGCCCTCTCCCTGGTGCAGGGTCACGTCCAGGCGATCCCCGCTCATGTTGTTTCCGATGTCGGGGACGGCGATCGCATCGACCTTCTTCTCCGAAGCAACCTCCGGGGCATCATCGATCGTCGTGACGGATGTTGCGGTCGTGTTCGTACCGGTACCAGCTGCTGCAGCGTTCGGTTCTTTCACTTTCATTTTTTACCTCTTTGATTGCGTTGAAAAAAACAAACCCGCCGAAGCGGGTCTGTTTATTCATGGGTACGTAGGCGGCCCGGATGCGCTCGGGCCGCCAACGGCCGGCGGATTAGGCGGTAACCGCGAACTCGCCCCGGCACATCCACTGGTCATTCAGGATGACCGCGCCCTGCATCGCCTTCCACGCCACGTGGCCACGCTGCGCCATCGGGTCGGAGTCGGTCGGCTTCGGGTTCACCACCATCGGCGTCAGGGCAAACATGCCCTTCAGCGCGACGATGGCGTAGGCGTTGGCGCCGAAGTACAGCGCCGGGTACACGTCCGCCTTGGTCCCGGTCGAGGACAGCATGTCCTTCGCACTGTCGTCGTCGGGATCGGCTGCCGCATTGCCACCAGCGTCCTTGAACGGCGCGAAGATGGTCGACGACAGATAGCGCACGTCCTCGACCTTGCCGATCTCGTTCTCATACGGCACCATCGAACCGTATTTTTCGACCGGGACGAATACGATTTTCCCGTCCGCGCCGACCATGTTGCGCACATCCGACTCCATGTCCGGGTGGATCACGCATATGAACGATTTGGCAACCGCTTCGGTGCCCCATGCCGGCGTCGATTTGATCACCTTCGTGATCTGCTCGGCGTTCTGCCGCTTCAGCGCGCGGGTGATCTTGCGCTGAGCGGCCAGAGAAATCGGGGTGTTCACCGCCGCGCGCGTCGAGCCATTGCCGTACACCACGTTGGTGCCAGCGCGCAGCACGCCGAAGCGCATTTTTTCGATCATTTGAGCCGCCTGCTCGCCCAGCAAATCGATGGTTTCGCCGAGCACGTCATCCTCGTGCGTGTCGAGAATCACGTCCGAGATCGACACCAGCGAGCCGTACTGCGACAGCGTGCACGTGATGTCGGTGCTCTGCAGGGTCAGAGCGCCTGGAGTCACGCCCTCGGTCAGCGTGGTCGGGGTCGGGTCGAGCGCGGAATAGCGCCGGAAGGTGATGGCTTTGCTGTTGTTGGCCGGAAGCGGCTTGGACTGGCCGAACTTCTCCAGCACCAGGAACGGGATGGCCCGCTTCAGCAGCTCCTTTTCCGCATAGGCGGCGGTACGCGGCGAAATATCGCCATAGACGGTATTACCCATGAGTGTTTCCTTAAAGAGAATGGGAGCAAAATCGAAAATTCACCGACAGTCGATTCGGCAATCACTCAAGGGGGCACAAACCTGTCCTTGCGCGTGCCATAAACAAACGGCCTTGGCTTGGGGCGCACGGATTCGTTGCGGCGCTGTGAGGCGTATCGCAATCCATGTGTCCGGCCGCTGGCCGTTGTTCTGTGGTCCTGTTGAGTCGCCAACAGCAGCGTTTCCGGTGCTCTGCGCCGGCACAGTCCTACTTCTTACGATTCGTTCCAGGCGGCGGCGTAGTCGTCGTTGCCATCTTTTGCCGGAGGCGGCAGCTTCATGCCGGTCGAGCGGACGCCCTCAGCGCCATCGAGCGCGCCGTCATCGCCGATTTCCTTCGACTGCTTGAACTTGGTCAGCATGTCGATGATCTGCTGGGCGCTGCCGGACTCGATGATGGCCGCATTCGCCGCCTGCTCATCGGCAGTCAGCGCCGCCATCCATGCGGCAAACTCCGGGGAATCGACGATCTCCAGAAAATCCTCGTGCGCTTCGGCGATGCGCTTGAAGTGGTTTTCCTGGCGCTCGATGCGCAGTTCTTCGATCACCTGATTGACCGTCGCCTCGACGTTGCCGACGCCGCTGCCAACGGTATCCGCGCAAATCTTGCTGATCAGCTTTTTCAGCAGATCAACGAAGTCCTCACCAAAATCCTCCGCCAGCGCCTTGCCCGGATCGTCCTGCTCGGCAGCTTCTTCGCCAGACGTTTCGCCGGCCTCTTCGCTGGCCTGCTGCTCTCCGACGTTGGTGGTATCGGCTGCCGCCTCCCTCGCGGCCAACTCGGCCTCCTTGGCCTTCAGCCGACCTTCCCAGGAACGCAGGCGCTGTTCTTCCTTGGCCGCATCGACTGCCGCCGCTGCTGCGGCAGCCGCATCGACGCCAGCCGCACCAGTGGCCGCTGCCTCATCCGCCGGTGCGGTAGCAGCGGCGGCGGCACCTGCCTCGGGTTCCGGCGTCAGGCCGAACGCCTCATCTTCGGTTTGTTCTGGCTTCACCTTGTCCGACGCGTTGAATTCGTCCTCGAACTCGGCCTGCCCGTCCTTCATTTCCTGATCGCTGGTTGCCATTGCGTGTGCTCCTGTTGGCTTGGTAGTAAAAGCCGGGGAATCCGGCATCGGCTTGAAACTGGGCGCAAAAAAAGCCGCGCTAGGCGGCTTTCTTGGCGGATGATTCTTTAAATCCTGATCGGTATGTCGATACTGTTTTCGCACAGTAGGCGGCGCAGAGCCACGATCTGCTGCAATGCTCCCTGCTTTTTCTGAAGGTTCTCCGGAGTCACCGTCATCAGGTCTTGGTGATAACTGGCGATCAATGAATCAAAAACCGAGATCCACTGCCGCATTTGGTCGCTGTTGCGGAACATCAGCAGTTCCGAAACACCCGTCGTCAGCTCCGCCCGCAGCTGCTCAGGATTCTTCATGCCTCGATCTCCGGTGTCTGGATCCCGGCATGCTCTCCAACCTGCTGCCCGACATTGGCGCCAACTGCAGCGCCCTGCGGGTTAGCGGTATCGGCTGCTGGCGGCATCTGCCCCTGCTGCGGCGTCGGCGGAATGTCGTTCGGCGCAAGCGGCGTTCCGGCTGGAACACTGCCCTCTGCCGGCGTGTGATCTTTCAATCCGGCCGACTTCAGAATCGCATCGCCGGCCGGCGCAATTTCAGGCCGCTCGGTAGCGACGCCGCCCGCCTGCATGCCGGCATAAGCGGAATCGACATTGGTCTTGACGGTAAGCGCGTGGATTTGCTCGACCTTTGCCGTCAGCACGGAGATTTCACCGTTCAACTTGTCCAGTTCAGCCGCGCGGAGCCGCATTTCGAGTTCCTGCATTTTCTGCATCATCTTCGCCTGCTGCTGGGCCGCTTGGTCGTTCTGCTCTGCCTCGACCTCTTCCTCGGTCTTGATGATGTTCGTCAGATCGTGGGCCTCGGCGCGCTGGCGCAGCAGTTCTTCGCGCTTGACGTAGGGAGCATCTTCCGGGTTGGCAGTAGACGCCGCGAATTGGTCCAATTGCTGCGCTCGGACCTCCTTGGCCATCAGCGATGCGGTGCCACGCGCCTTGATGTCGAAATCACCCTTGCAATCGTTGTCCGGGTTGAACTGCATATTCCAGCGGTACAGCGATTCGATGAATCCCTGCGTCACGCCCTCGTCGTAGCTGGTAATCAGATCCTTCATCACGATTGATGCAGATGCCATCAGCATCGACATGCCGGATGCAGTGCCGGCCGCGCCCTGAGTCGCGTTCTCGCCGTGCATGTACCGGGGAATCGCCGTCACGTCATCGGCGTTTTCCTTGAACATGTTGATGATCGGCATCAACTCTTCCAGGCCATTCGGCACGTCGAGCACCCGGATGGCCGGAGAATTCGGGTCTTCGCCGTTGCGTTTCCAAATCTTGAACGGGTACATGTCATCGGCCTTTTCCGCCGCTGACAGCAATTTCATGTTGGCCTCAAACTGCGGGCCAGCGGTCAGCGCGGCATTGTCCAGAACCATCCGGACTGCGGCATTGATCATGGTCTGGTCATCGCGCATGATCGAAGCCAGGCCGTCGCCGAAAATGCTGGTCTCGTCCTTGTCGAAGTAATACAGGTGGTACGGCCAGGTCACGCCGTTGATCGGCTGTAGCACCGCCTTGATCACTTCGCCGTTAGGCAGCATCCAGACGTTGGAGAAAAACGTCTCGTGCATCCGTCCATCGGGAACCGTGACGCCGACATACGACAGCTGCTCGCCGCTGAGCCAGCCCCAGCGTTCCAGAACCTCGTACTGCCCGGTATCCTTGACGTTTGCCGTCTGGCGCTCGCCGATCTGGCGCAACTCCGAATCAAATTGGCGCGTTGCCCGCTCGCCCTGCGGGTGGGACAAGATATAGGCCTTGATCTTCTCGCCATCAAACGACTTGCGGGCGGCCAGTTCGACCATCTTGGCCTGCGTCATCAGGTGCAACTCGAAAACATAGCGGCATTCCGAAAGCTCGGTCGCCGACATATCCGGGTAGAAGCGCCAGAGCGGCACGTAATCGACGAACGGAACCACGTAGGATTCCGTTTTCATCACCCACTTCCCGCCCTCGAAAACGAACTTCTGCCGCGTCTTGCGTTCGACGAGCGGCGCTTTCAGAATCCCGGTGCCGTACAGATTCCCGGAGTGGATGACCTTGCGCGCCGATTCCTTGTAGCGCGACTCGACAAGCTGATCGTCGATGATCTGAGTCATCTTGCTCGCCGCCGCCTTCACCACCTTCTTGACTGCGGCGTCGATTTCAAACTTCGTCGGCTGCCGCTGCAGGCCATTTTGCAGCGCCCTGACAATCTCAAGCCTGGTATCGCGGTCCAGCGATGGCACCGGAGTCGGCTCGGCACTCCAATTGCGGTCAGAATTTGCCGGGAACAGCAAATCCGTCACCCGCGCATCGACCGTCTTGACCTTGACGCGCGTCGAGCGCACGAACGCCTTGGAGCGATTCGGGCCAATACGCGCCTCGACCTCGGGGTCATAGACGCCACGATACTGGCGCAGATCCTGGAGCCACCGCTGTTCTGTCTGCTGGCGGTCGATCTCTGCACGGGCAAACTCGGCCAGCAATACCGGACCCAGCGAATCGACAGCCACATACTCGCGCGGATTGTCGGTGTTCATGGCAACGCTGGCGGCCTGGGCATATTCCTGCTCAGCGGCGCTTGATCCGTCAGCTTGTGTCATTGATTCGCCCAATAAAAAATCCCCTTCAAAGGGGCTTCGATGCTCTGTTTAATATCCTGCTCTCGATGCGGCCCGGCCGGAGCTACTGCTCGCGGAATCCTCGCGCACCTGCTTTGACGCCACGTTCTCCGCGAACGTCAGCGCGATCGCATCAGCGCCATCCGGAGAACGCACGCCGCGCGCCCGCATATCGTCCTTCGACTCCACCAGCCGCGTGCCATTCGACGCATATTTGTAGCCTGGAGCCGACAGGTCGGCCACCAGCGCCGAATCGTTCGGCAGCCGATTCGGAGCATCCTCCAGCCAAGCCTTCATCCGCCACCACATTTCCGCACGCTTGTTGTGGTACAGATCGTGGCGCTCGGCCCTGACCGCGCTGTTCACCCCGATTGAAGGGATATTCAGTTCTCTGAGCCGGTCATGAATCCCGGACCCGATACCGATCTTGTCGATCATCATCGCGTCCGGCTGGAACTCAGCCCAATACGCCGCCATGAGGCCGGCAACTTCCATCGGGCCTTTTTTCTCGTGATACTCGATCCGGAACACCGTGCGGCCGTGACGGAACGCAATCGCCGTCCGGTCCGCGCCGTACTCGGCAGGATCGCAGGCGATGATGAATGCGCCGGTCTTTTCGCGGTACTGGCTGTTCACTGCCGCCATTACCGTAGTCGGATTGATCAGCGGATCAGCGGTCGCCGAACGGAAGGCCAGGGCCGGCGTCGCCGGATATTCCTGGTCGAACAGCCATTCGAAGCCCGCGCCGTAGGTCTGGATCTTGTTCCGGCGCCAAGCCATCTGCGCCAAATCCAGCCCATAGGCTTCCATGTACCGGCGATCGTCCTGCGATAGCTCAAAATCGCGGGGGACAGCCGACCGGTATTCGTCCTGCCAGAACCAAGGCACGAAAATGGCGATGTACTCACCGATCCCCGCCTCCGCGTCCTGCCAGAGCTTGTGAAACTTGTTGCCGATGCCGTTGGCCGTCGATTCCAGGATGATTTCCGTGCCCGGATTGTCCGAAATCGTGTTGCCAAGCCCGGCAAAGTGCATTTCAGGGTTGTCCCAAAATCCAAATTCCGAGCCGTGCAGCAGCTGCGCCGTATTCGAGCGCCCGACATCCTTTGTCCCGGCCGTCGCCAGCTTGTAGCCGCTGTCCAGGACGTTGAACTTCAGTTCCTTGGCGTTGGTCGCACTGGTCGACGGCGCGAGCGGGTTGTGCTCGTGATACCGCTTAACCATGTTGAACAGGTTGTCGGTCGCCTTCTGTTCGTGCGCAACGATGAACGCGCCAAGGCCAAAATTCATCGAGACGCGATGATAGAAGCGCGCCGCGATATACGTCGAGGCCCCCTGCTGGCGCCCCTTCAGAATGATCGCCCGGACCTTTCCCGTCTCGGCAAGCTGCTTTTCAATGCGCGCGTGGATGTAATCCTGCGCCCGATTGAAAATCAGCGGAACCGTGCGGCCGTTCTTGTCCAGAATCGACATGCACGTTTCCGCGTGCAGCATCATGTCGTTGCGCAGCTTCTCAACGACATCGGCTTTCACCTCATCGCTACTCGCCATTCTTTGCCATGACGCGCTTAATCACCGATTCAATGCCGGTATCCGCGTCATTCTTCCCACCGTCGATCCCGAAGGCTTCACGCTCAAGGGCAATCGTCGACTTGAGTGCATCGGTCAGCGTCTTTGCGATGCTGGACCGACTGCTCAGCGAAATAACCTTGCGGAACAACTCGTCGCGCTTGTCGATGCCCTTATCGTCTGGCGAGAACATCAGTTCGCGTAGCTGCTCCAGAAGTTCCAGGTTGTCGGTCTGGAATTCCAGCTCGTCCAGCAGCTTCATTACGACCCTGTGTCCGCGCTGGATATCTCTACGATGCCCGAGCTGGACGCTGACAATTGCCGTTGCGCCGGCCTCAACAACAGCCGCCTCAGAAACATGCTTAGCCGCGCTTAGTTCATCGCTTAGTGCCGCCTTGCTTAGCTTCTCTTTTGCCTTCTGCTCGATCTTGGCCTGAAGGTCGCGGGGCCACTGGTTCTTTTTGGCCACCTGCGCAATCCGGCCATTTGAAACGCCGTACTCATCAGCCATCGCCCGAAGGGACTTAATCCCGGCGCGGTAATCCAGTTCGATTGCATCCCAATCGACAACTGGCTTTTTCTCCTTGGTCATGATGCAACAAACGTCCCTGCGTAAATGATGGCTATCCCGTCTATGGCCAAGGTCACTTGGCCCGCTGGGAGTACACGTTGATGTAGCGCTCGCCCACCCGCCACTTGTAACCACTCGGATCCTGCGCGGTCATGCGCTTGGCCTGCGACTTCGTCATGATCGTGCGAGGCTTGATGTTGTTCTCGCGCACATAGGCGGCCAAAGCAGCCAATTCGCTCATTCCCGGCCCGGCCGGCTGCGCGCCGCTATCCTGCTGCTGGTTCTGATCCATGATCACTCCCTGTTTTGTGGTTTTGGCTTGGTGCCGGCAGGAACATGCCCCACCAGCAAAGCCACATGGCAAAGGCGCTCACAACGAGCCTCCAAGGTTCAACGCCCTGATGTACGAGCCACGTTCCCGCGCAGACGGCGAGTCGCCTGGCTGTTTCTCTTGGCATTCCTGCCGCTGTTCGCGTTGCGCGCCGCCTTCTCCGCACAAGAGCCGCACTGACGAAATCCACGGGTGGAATTCGGAAGTGGCGTTGCGCATGACGCGGGCTTGTGCATCCGGCATGTGTGGCAAAGGAACGTCTCGGTCATAGCGCCGGATATAAAAAAGCCCCACCGCAGTGAAGCGGCAAGGCCAAAAGCAGCCAATTGCTCGGCTACTGAGGGGAGACACGGAATGAGGCGCGCCATGCGTTCGCGTGGCGCTGCCCGGAAAACAAAAAGCCCCGCATATAGCGAGGCTTGAATCTACGATGGCGTCGGTGTCAGCTTGGTTTTTGGCCCTGTGCCACCAGCCCAAGCGCTGGGCGCGTCAGTCCGCGCATTCGCCATCAGGCGAGCCGCCTCTACCTTTCGGCGCCCCGGATCATTGATACCGGGGCCGAGGTCGGCTCGCCTGATGACTCAGCCCGCGAACCCTTCCGACTACAGTCTGATTTTGAAGTGACAATTTTTCAGACTAGCTAATTGAACACGAATCTTATACGTGTTTCGCCGCGCTCGGGAATTAAATGGTAAAGCGTTTGCCTTACCTCGACTCGGGGCTGGATTCCATCGCATTGCGCAACCCCTCCATTTCCTCCCGCATCGCGGCGGCGGCTCGGCCATTCTCTTGGTCAAGCCTGATCTTCTGCCTCTGGCGCAGCATCGCGACCTCTTCGGCCATTTCCGCGCGCCGGCGTCGCATCCGATCGCGATCCCGGAGCCGGGTTTGCTCGGCCTTCGTCATCACAGATTTTGCCGCCATCGGCCAACTGGAATTCATTACGTCAACTTTCATGCCATCGAAGGGGCATGGAAGCCCCTTGCTCGGGGCTTCCTCGTGAGGCGAGTGTTTTTGGTGGACGGCAGCAGCTTGCGCGCCGCATCCATCTCAGGCGTGTTGATCTTCCCGCCACAGCAGTCATCATGCCACCCATCAGCCTCGTCAATGGCGTAGGCAAGCGCGCGCTCAAGCTGCGCAATGCGCTCCTTGTCCGTCATGACGCCTCCGCCTCCGCCTCGGCCGCGCCCCGGCCTTCGGCATCGCGCTCCAGGATGGATGTCGCGGCCTCGCTGGCCGCCTTGAGGGACAGGCTCATCGCATAAGCGGCCCGGCCGAACTGGACGTAGTGCGCGTGCAGAGTCTGGCGCGAGATCCCGAGGCCATGCGCCATCTGCTTGATCAGCTCCTGGCCATCGCTGCCGGTAGCGCCGTAGTAGCGCATGAAAGACTTGGCAGACGCCGCGTACTTCGGCATGTCGGCCAGGGCGTGGATCGCCATGTTGAAATACTGAATGTCAGGATAATTTCGAGCGTCCGGCGGCTCGCTGGACTTCGACGGCTGCATGCGCGCCAAAATGTTTTGGGGCGCAGGCCGGATGTAGAAGCGGCGAGTCCGGCACCACATCGCCCAGAAATGGCAGTAGGCATCGATCTCTTTGGCGCTCATGCCGCCTTCCGATCTTTGCCCTGATTTTGATCGCATAGACAACCCCCCAGTTGTAATTGAGGCGATTGTAGGTGCGGCAACGGAAAAACTTGATACCGTTTTGCGTTAAATTTTCAATCGGTCGGCGGCTTGATTTTGTGGGCCTTGCGCAGCGCCTCTTCAATCAGCACTGCGCGGCTCTGCTCCTGTTCATCCATCCAGTCAATGAGCCAGCGCGGCAGCTTCAGACTGATCGCCGCTTTTTTGATCGCGGCCGGCAGCGGCTTGCGCCCAGCCCCTTCCCGATTCCCGCCCCTCATGAATCCAGCGCCAAAAGCGCGTCGATCCTGGCAAGCAGGGATTCAGTTTTCTGCATGACCACATCACGCAGCACGGCCAAGGCTTCTTCCTGCTGATCGTAATCCATTGCGGCACCTCTCATCTTCCATGGGGCCGGCGTACAGCGGGAAAATAGACCACTCCAGTTCAGCCAGCCGCTCGGCTGATGTGATTTTACGTCCCTCGCCACGGGCGCGCGCTACAACTTTTGCCCCGACATCCATTTCTGTGGCGCCAGCATAATCCAATAAGGCGACCAAGGATCCATCGTCCGCTCGGCCGAATGCCGCGTAGCCTATCAGGCGCCCGGCGACTTCTGCGACTTGCTCGCCGGCCATCGATTCCCGCTTGTCGTCGCCAGGCACCTTAGCCGCGATCCAGCTTGTGTGAAAACCCTTCCCCCACGACAGCGTGTAGAGGCAGCAGAGAGCGAAAATCCCCCACTGCTGAGATTCCCATGCGGCGTAAAACCAGAATGGCTGTCCGACGAGGCCAAAAACTGACGCCCAGCGACGGCGCTCTGCGCTGGTGGACTGTGAAAGCGCCACGGCCGTGACGCCAAACAGGGCTATGAAAATTTGGGAAATCATGCGGCCGGAAGTCGGTTGGCGGCCGCCCACAAGGCAGCAAGAACGGTGCTGCGTTCTGTGGACGGTGCTGCTGCGCGGAGTTTTACAGTATTCATGAATCTCTCCCATTGGAATTTTGGCCGCTTACGGCGGCGAGTCGTGTCGGTGGCCGGCGCTGATCTCCGGCATGTGCGTCTCCAGGGTGGGTCACCGTTATCAATTGCACTACGGCCTGCCATCTGTTGAAGTAGGCAGCGGCGCCCTGCGAGTTAGCGCATCAGCCTGCGCATTCACCAACACAGAAGCGGGCCGGACGCCAACCCGGCATGGCACTGTCTGACGTGCCCCGCAAGCCACCCGCACGAACCTGGAAGCGGGTGGACTCGTTTCTTCCCCGGTTTACGATCCCGGCTTATTTCCAGTTTTTGCGTGTACCGCGCTACTGCCTTCCACGCCGCCGCTTCTGTGTTGGCCCCGGCCTTTAACGTCGCCGGGACGGACGATCCGGTTTCCACGACCTCCGGCCGGTCGAGCAGACATTCACCCGGTTTGATTCCCAGTACGGTCTGCCAGCGCTGTCGGAATTCAGTGGCCCTCGTTCTCAAGCTGCCATTCCGCATAGTACGGCGCTTGCAATTCCCAATACTTCGTCGTGATCTGTCGCAGGCGTGCGCCGGCCGCCAGGTCGTCGCCGGCATTCAGCAGACTCGCCAGTGCGGCGAAATCTGCGCGACTTGCCTCCGTGATCGCCTCTTCCAGGTTGGAAGCATCGAACGGGTCGCACTCGCCTCCCGGAAGCTGGATTTCTGATGCGCGTTCAACGATCGCTTCGGCGCGGGCTTCACGCTGTTCCATTTCGAACACGGCGCGCCCCATGACAAAATTTTCTGCGGCTGAAATGTGCATGCCATCCTCCTATGTTGTCGGACCTATTCCGTGGCTGGCGCGATAGCTTCAGCCTTCTCCAGCGCGGTACAGGTAGCGGGAACGATACGGAACGAGAACCCCTCCACCTCAAGGCCACCGTTACGCATAAGCGTGCGCTTTCCCATGTACTGATCGCGCACCTGATCCCAGTTCAACCAGTCGGTGCGCTCGCTGCTCCATATGCCTCGGCAATCGTCGGGAACGGCGAGATATTCCGCCTCGGTCATCGTTGGCAGGGTGTTGTCGCGCTTCGCCACGGCAGCATTCGCAATATCAAGATCGGACGGGCCGTAGACGCTCATTACCGTGTCCATCACGCATGCGCCTGATGTCGCTGCATTGTCTGTTTTCATCGGTTCCCCCATCATGCTGCACCTCCGGTCACCAGCCGCAGGGATGCCATTTTCAGGCTTCTCGCGTTCATACCTTCCCGTTTCATCGCCTCTGCGTATATCCTTTGCGCGCTGCCATCCATCCTCCGGAAATTCTGGAGAAGCTGCATTTCGGTCAGCGATAGCCGCAACTGCTCTTGCGCCCCTGCGGGCGAGGTGATAACCTGCATGTTCATTCCTTTCCTATCGATTGGAATCTAAGCCCTGATCTCGCCGGCAAGCATTGATCGGGGCTTTTCTTTTGGGCATTTTGTGCTGCTCTCAAAAGAGGGTATCTGATCTGCCGGAAACCGTCAGATTTACCACAATGTGAAATTTGATGATCAACCACCATCCTGAATTTAGGCCGCCCTTCCCCGCTACGCCACTGCACGTTCTATCCCCAGCAGTTGCGAGAGGCGCGCCAAACCCTTTGCTGTGATGCGCGGTTGAGTGTCAACCCACTCCGAGCCATCGCCTTTCTCGCCGCGCGTGATCTTGTGCTCCATCAGGCCCATTTGCAGCTTGTCGCTATAGGCCAGCCAGCTTGACCCCATCGGCCGTCGGTAGACCCAGCGATGTTCATTCAGGAACTGCTTCAGGCGTTTTTCCTGAACTTGCAGCGACTTGGCGGCATCCCGGATACACAACGAACCATCAGCGGTGGCAAGACGATCCAGCGCTTCCGCCTTCGGCTGGAGTGTGCTCACCGTTTCCTCAAGGGATAGCACCTTTTCCGTGTAGCTCAGCAGCAAACCCCGCATCGCGGCCGGATCGTTCAATGTGGTCATCGGATCTGGCTTGGCAATCATCTGCTCCAATTTTTGCCAGCGGTCGACCAAGCGTGCGGTGAACTGGGGCGAAAGTTGGGCCACCACAACGATGCTGTCGCGCTTGCCCTGTTCGCCTGAGAACTGGTATGCACCGACGGTTTCCTCCCTTCTTTCACGCTGGATTTTGACATCCACCAATGGTGGAAGTGAGATAACTCCTTGATTCGCAAGGCGTTCAATGGTCCGCTTCACGCTGTCGTGACGGGACTCAACCATCTCGGCAATCTCCTGGCTCGACATGGTCAGGGCGTCAATGCTCATGATTTTGTTCATGCCTTCATCTCCTGCGTTTTCTCTTTTTCCTGACTGCGGCTGTCTTCAAGTCTCAAATGGATTTCGCTGTTCAAGCTCCGTCGACTGATTTTTGCGCGCTCTGCCAGCCACGCCTTAAGGCCAGGGTCCAGACGTAGTGGATATGGCTTCTCTTGTTGGCTCACATTTTCTCCTTAAGCCTTCACCATGAAGGCACATAGAGAAGTTTAGGCTGCCTTTACGGTGAAGGCAAGCATTTTTTAAATCTTTCCTCTGTTCTCGGTACAATCTCGTCATGGCCACACTTTCCAACCAGGACGATTTCATAAAAACCGCGCTTCGCCTTCCGCGCGATGTTCATGCGGCAATCCAAAAGGCCGCGGAGGAATCCGGCCGATCGATGAATTCCGAAATCGTTGCCAGGCTCCAAGCGTCCTTCCAGCGCAGCAGCGTCAGTGTTCCATCTGGCAGCGATGGCGAGCGCATAAAACGCCTGATGCTTGCTTTTATTGACGACACGCTGAAGAAACTGGATCGGGAGGAGGCGCCTACCGATACGCCCACGCCACACAGCCCCATCCGTGCCCCCCGCTCAAAAAAGCCCTAGCTTGTGGTGTAGAAATACATCAATCGGCTATGCGGCCTTGGATCGCTCCAACTGCTGGGCTGCAACCAGCGCAGCGCCATGCAGCGTTTTGAGGTCGAGGCTCGGCAGAAGCGAGAAGTACGACTTGAAAAATGCGCAAACTGCCTTGAATTCTCCGGTTGTCAGTGTCAGCACCGGCGTCGGCCGCTCGCTGGCCCGGCGCAATGCTTCGTAGGCAGCAAACCCGATGTCGTACAGCAGACGGCTTTTGATCGAATTTGCGACCACCAGCCCCGTCATCACCGTGAACACGACAAAATTCTCTCCGGCTGCCGTGCCCTCACCGCGATGGATGGCCTCGAAGTGAATCCGTACCGGCAACTCGATATCAGCCGCATCCGATGCGCCGATCTTTTGCCGACCAACGATCGCGCGCAAGCCGGCCATGTTGTTTCGCGTAGATCTCATGCGCTGAAATCCTCCACCTTCCAGCCGCCACCCTGCTTCGCCGTCAACTTCGTCACCTTCAAGAACTGAAACCACGGAAGTGCCTCGGCGCATAACTTGATCTTCATTTGTCCCTTGTCCGTCGTGAATCCACCCTTGATCTCCCGGATAGACAGCCGGAAATCTGCGTCCAGCACAAGAAAATCGACCTCGTAAAACGTGTTTGCCGCCAGCCGCACATTCATCGGATGAAACTTCCAGCCAAGGATGCGACCAACCGATTGCTCTTGCTCAAGCCAGGCCGCATACGCCGCCTCGGTCTTGTTCATCCGGTCCTTGGGAAGCCGACCCAGTGCCTGGAAACGCCTTTTTGCACCATCGCGGCGCAGCGCCAGCTCGGCCCTGCCGGCAGCCGGCAGGGCCGGCGCGGCCTTGTTGGCGGCGGTCCTGGCCCTCTGCTGCGCCAAGACCGCCGTGAACTCGGCATCAGATAAACGTGCGCCTTTTGCCATGCCTATTCCTTATGGATTTTTACTGTGCTAGTGGGCGCACATCCGCCCTACTTCTGGTGATCCTCATCCATCATGCGAAGCCAGCGCTGCAGGGTGTCGATCGTTTCCTCCACGTCCTGCCGCAGCGACTTGGTTGACTCCCCTGCCCGTAACAGCTTCTTGATCGCGTGCTGGTGCGCCGGGTGCGTGATCTTGTACAAGTCCATGATGCGATAGGGATCGATCCTGATTCCCTTGTAAGAAAATGCGTAGTGCTTGCTCCTCACAAGCGCGTCCTCGCTGAGTTGCCAATTGGGGCCATCGTCCCGCTCCAACTGGCCCAGCCCCGCGCCGATTACTTTTCCCGGTCCCATGTTTTCCTTACCCGCGCGCCGGCCAAGGCGAACCCGCAATGGCCGGCAACGCCGCTATTTGACGTTGACGATGCCGCTGAAGTTGTGAGGGATCACGATCGTATTGACCTTGCCGGAGGCCACTGCTTCCGCGATCCTCATATCTGCCTGCGCCTTCAAAAGGTTGGTGTATTCCGGCCCGGTCTGTTTGGAAAGCGCCGCCATGCGATCGGCCTCCTTCTCCGCAGTACGGACCTCGAATTCTTTGGCCTTGAGGGCGTTTTGCGCCGTGATCACCGCCATCGCCGAGTCGCGCAGTGCCTGGGCGATCGCCAGGTTCTTGATGAATACTTGATGCACCACCACCCGCCCCTTCAGCCCGTCCTCCTTCAGGATTTCATCGGCGCGCGCCTTGATCGCCTGCCTGATCGCGTCGCGGCTTTCATTTGCGGTCAGCGCGTCATAGCGCGAAATGACATCCGTGGTAGCCGTCTGCACCACGTTGATGACGTAGGCACCAACCGGATAGGTTGATCCATTGGCCTCCAGGTCGCGCCCCTTGTACTTGGTGATCAGTTCGGGGATTTCGGCTGCCACTACCGAATAGGTGAAGGTCAAATCCAAATCGGACAGATTGGTCCGGTCCTTCGTCTGCGGCGTCAAATCCCTGATCTCCAGCGTCATTTCATTGGCGACGAACTGCTTGATGCTGCCGATCATCGACTGATGGAATCCGACGCCAAGCGGGTCCATCGATACCTCGCCGTTGAAACTCGTCCGCACGCCGACATGCCCGGTTTCGATCCGGGTACACGCCGAAAACAAAAACATCAGCGCCACCGCCGCCAACACCACTTTGATTGCATTTTTCATGTCTACCTATCCCAAAGAAATGATTAAAAAAGCCACAATTGCCACGACCACCCCTGCGATGCAGGCCCATCCGAAAGCCGCGATGCCGTTCGCGCCCTCCAATTTCTGTGATTCATCAGGAGGACAAAGATCGACCCCCACAAAATCAGCATCAAAACCACTCCGCGCGCCATCACCTACCCTCCCTTTCTGCTGGAAACCATGTTGTGAATTTCCAGCTTTGCCTTCTGCTGCCCGCGCTCCTTTCGAGCGCGCCGCTCGGCATTGGTCAATTCCATGATCCGGTTCGCCTCCGTCTTGCCCTTGGTCTCCTTGATGCTCAACAGCGCCGCCGCTCGCCGTTCTGTCGGCGCATTGGCCAGAGCGCGGATCTGGCAGCACTCCCGATTCGCGTTGAACAGCGGGCCATCGGCCTCACACAAGGCGCATTTCATTACCGGGCTATCCACAGCTTCCCAACACCGAGTTCCGCTTCACGCGAAAAAATGTAGTTGTGAAGCCGAAGCCGCTGTATCGCCTTGCTCAATTCCTGCGAGTCCTCGTTCAGCAGGCCGGCGAGGAACCGCACCGTCACCCCCTTGACAGGCGTCGAGTGCTGCTTGATGCAGCTCAGAACCCGCAGGCCCAAATCGTCATCAGCCAGGGCGTACCTATTCGGGCCCGGCTCTTGATCGGCCTCCGGCTTCGCCGCGAGCATCTGCTGAACCATGTGTTCAATCGGATTCAATTTGCCCCTCCTTTCGAATACGCGGAGACACGTTGGTCGCCCCCTTTCCGATGGCTTGGCCAGTCGAAGACGACGGACTGGCCGCCGTCCTCGCGCAGGCGGTCGAAGATGCGCTCGCCCAGGAACGCCTGCACCTCGTCGCGGGTGAAGTTCGACAGCAGCAGGGTCGGCCGGCGCTTCTCGTACCGTTCGTTGAGCACGTCGAACAGAATCAACCGCTCGGCGTCGCTGCCGAACTGGACGCCCACCTCGTCGAGAATGAGCAGGTCGGGGAACACCAGCGACGCGATGGCCTCGCTCTCGCTCTGGGTGCTGTTGCGCCCCCAGGTGTCTTTCACCCGGCGCACCGCGCGCATGACGGTCAGGAACAGCACACTGCGGCCGTCATCCATGATCTGCAACCCGACGCCCACGGCCAGGTGAGTCTTGCCCGTGCCGGGCTTGCCGATGAACAGCGCGGAGCGGCCCGTCTTCAGCGCGGCGTCAAAGCCGTCGGCGTAGCTCTTAGCGAATGCCAGGGCACGGCGCTGCCCCTCGGTGCGGGCCACGTAGGTTTCCAGCCTGCGGTCGCGGAACCGCTCGGGGATGCCGGCGTCGCCGATCTTGCGCTGCCAGACAGCCACGCGCTCGGCGCGCGCCTTGGCTTCCTCGGCCTCCCGCTCCTTGGCGACGGCCTCGGCGCTGCACGTCGGGCACTTCGTCCGGACGCTGCCCAGGAAGCAGCGGGCCTCGAACTCGCCGTGCTTCTCGCACAGCTCGGTCTTGGTCTTTGGCGGGTTATTCAGCCCCATTTCGGCGATGGCTTTCACAGGCGGCCTCCAGTTCCGTAATCGCGTTGATCGAATCCGCCGTGGGCGGTGCTGCGAGCGGCTGGCGGCATGGACTGGCCCTCCTGCTGGAGGCGGGCGTACCACTTCGCCTTGAAGCCCTGCCACGAGTTCGTCGCGGACACCTTCACCGCCTCGGCAGGCGTGAGGCCGGCCTTCTTGGCCTCGCCCTTCACGTCGTCCCAGGCGGTCGGCGTCAGGGGGGCCTTCTTCTCCTTGCGCACCTTCAGCCAGTCCAGCGCGTGCTGGCGCTCCACGCCCTCGGCCACCAGCTCACGGACGCCCAGGGCGCGCGGCAGGCTGTCGTCGGCAGGGTTGCCAGCGCCGTTGCCGGGCTGGTCGGCAGGCCCAGCCCCCGGCTGGGTTTCGTCGTCAGCAGCAGGGGCATCCGGTTTTTCAGTCCCGACGCCATCAGCCGAACCGGAACCGGAGGTGCGGGGCGCGGAAGCGCCCTGTATTTCTTTCTCCTGTTCCTGTTCCTGTTCTTTCTCCTGTTCCTGTTCTTTCTCCTGTTCCTGTTCTTTCTCCTGTTCCTGTTCTTGGCTTCGTAGGGGCTTAGAAGGGGCTTCAAAGGGGCTTGCCTTTCCCCGGCAGACGGACATGCAGAAGGCCGCGCTGTATTTCTCGTAAAACCGCGCCAGATAAGGGTTTTCTGGCAGTGAGCCGTACTCGTTCTGCACCCCCTTGACGCGCAGGTCATTGGGCTTGAGCGCCTCCCCGATCTGGTACGAGGCCATCTCGATCACCCAGACCACTTCGGAAGCCTCGTCGTACTCGCAAAATCCGGCTTCGATGGCGCTTTGAAGCCCCTTTGAAGCCCCTTCTAAGCCCAGCCCGGTTTCGTGGGCGATGAACATGGTCGGGCAGTAGTAGAGGCCCAGCATGTTGGCGTGCGGGCTGGTCAGCAGGTACATGGCGACGATCTGCGCCTCCATGCCGGCCGCGCGCAGGCGCTTACCCGTGGCGCCAATCCAGAACTTCGGGCCGACTTTTGAGTAATCACGCATAGGTGCCCTCCATCGACGTTTCAAAACCGGGGGCACCCCGGAAGCGTTGCGCGGCCGCGATCAGGTACTCGCGGCATCGCTCGGTCACAAGCCAGCGCCGGCCGTGCAGCTCGGCACCGCGCCCCGTCGTGGCCCAGCCACCGAAGGGGTCAACAATCAGGTCGCCCACCTCGGACAGGAACCGGACGAAGTGCTCGGCCAGGCGCACGGGCATCAGCGCCGGGTGGGCCGGCAGGCCGTGCCGCGCAGCGAAGTCGCGCGCGGGCTGCTGGTCGGGGTCGCGGTGCGGGATGGACAGCACGTTGCGGGCAATGGCGCCCTCGGTGGGCGCGCTGAAGCTGCCCTCGCGGACGGTGTAGGCCCCGCCGGCGTAGCGGGCGTACTGCTGCACGCCGCCGGCGTCCATGAACCGCCGGTGCTTGTCGGTGTGCTCGCGCAGGCAGCGGCGGTTGTCGGCCACCACCAGGGCCGGCTCGTTGGTGAACCACAGCACATGCTCGTAGGCCGTGTTGTGATGCACGCGGCGGATGGAGGCCCACTGCACCGGGCCGGGCGGCTTCGTCGGGTTGTGCCAGACGAACCGCTCCATCAGGTGCAAACCCAGCTTGTCGTGCAGCGCCAGGGTCAGCCGCTCCAGGTACAGGGAGCGCGCCGGCGAACCCGGCTCGAAGATGTCATTGCCCAGGTTCAGCACCACGCTCCCGCCGGGCCGCAGGTGCGCCACGATGGGTTCGAGGATGGGCAGCAGCCAGTCGATGTAGCTGGCTTGGTCGGCGTTGCCGTAGGCGCGCTGCTTCGCCAGCGGGTACGGCGGCGAGGTGAAGGCCAGGGTGATCTGCTCGCCCAGGCCCGTGAAAACGTCCTCGGCGTTGGCCCACAGCGCGCACCCCAGGTCGGTCGAGAACGCCAGCAGGACGGCGCGGCGCGGCGCCGGCGTCAGCTCCTTCTTGGCCTCGCCGCTCAGGCGCCAGGTGCCGCGCTCCACGCGCTCAAGCACGCCCAGATGCTTCAGGGTCTGCTGGTGCCAGCGCACGCGGCGCTCGAACAGGTTGTAGGCTTTGCCGGCCTTGCCCACGGGCGCGCGCGCTTCCAGCGCCGCCTCTGGGATGTCCAGTTGCAGGGCGAGCTGCTGGAAAAGCTCGCGGTTCGTGAGTGTGTCGCGGCCCACGATCTTCGCCATGCGATCCCACAGCTCCTTTTCCTCAGCCGTCACGGCGCGCTGCTTTGATTTCATGCGCTTGGCGGCCGGCTTCAACTTCGAGGCGCGCGGCCGGCTGGAAAAGCTGGGCTTGCTCGGGGCCAGGCTGGCAGTGCGGAGAATCCCGGACAACGGCTTGACGCGAGGCTTGAATCCAACGCGCTTCATGCCACCCTCGCTATCGCCGGCAATTCCTCCAACCCCTTGGTCAGCGCCTGCTGCGCCCACTCCAGTTGACGCCGCAGCCGCTGCAGTTCGCCGTCGCCAGCGAGACGCTTGGCTGCTTCCTGGCAAGCAGTTCTCACGGTCCAGATGTCGGCGTCAGCATCAAGCCCGAGTGCTGCGCACAAATCCGCCCTGTCTTTGCGGATGCCGGCCATTTCCTTCTCGACGATGGCGCGGGCGGCTTGCTCGCGCGTACGTTCGGCTTCGCGCAATGTCTTGGCGCTGACTTTGGCCTTGGCAATTTCGACCATCAGCCGGCTTTCAGCCAGGCTCAAATCCGATAGCAGCGCTGCCAGTTTCTGACCGTACTTGCGGCGAACCTCGGCCTCGACATTCCAAGGTTTCAGAGAGCGAGGCTCCGGCGTCCCAGCGAACACCGCGCGCGGCAGGCCGTCGATCATCAATTTCATCCACGCCGCATGCGGTAGAGTCGCAACGTGTTTCAGGGTCGGCCCCTTGACCGTGCGCCAGACCTGCTCATGGCGCACGATCAGGCCACAGCCGGGCAGCACGTCGGCCTTCGTAATCAGGCCGGCCGGTGCCGCGAATACGACGCCAGCAGAAAATTCAAGGTAGGACTGCCATTTGCCTGCAGTCACGTCGCGGCGAAAGTCAGCGGTCGAAACCTTCACCTCATACGCAAGCGGCGTGAACCGTGAATAGGTTTTCGGAAGCGTGTAAACGTCGGGCCGTGGCGACCCGGCTGGGCCAAGTTGCATGTCGGTCCATACCAGTCGATCGGCACCGCCGCGCAGGTGCCGGGCCAGATCATCGGCCAGGTCGTTGTGTCTCCACATGCGCGCAGTCATCGATTGGCCTCCCAGAAATCGGGGCCGCCGACGTGGAAATTGGCGCGCCTCATGCGAACAACGTATGTACGATGGGCGGGGAAAAATGTAAGCAGCCAAGGCGCCAGCTTCCATTTGCCGCCGTGGTAACGCAGAATTGGTCGAGAGATTTTTTCGGTCATGGGTGGCTCCCTGTCTCAGTTCTCGCCGAAATCGGAAGAACAACACCAAGCCCACTCTCCTTCAGCGCCTCGACATTTCCGTGGCCATAGGCGATAAGCGCGATCGGAGCACCCGAATTAGATGCCGCGCGCCGACCATCGACGTAGTGGAAATGCGGCCGGCCACGCATGAACAGGATCGCGTTAGCAACGCCCCACACGCATTCGTAAAACATCGCGGTTTCGGTGCGCGCCGGGACCAGAGCAATACCGTTCCCGTGCCCAACAAGCCGGCGCAACCACTTCACCGCCTCACGGCCGAATGGCGGATTGAGCCATACGCGGCCGCGCCACTCCTGCTCAAGTCCGTTGAGCAGCTTCGTGTAGTGATGGCGCGCCGTATTCCACGGCCGTTCAACCGGAGAGCACGGGTCAAGATCAAACTCGCCGAGCGCGCGCACGATCTCCGGCGGCGTCAGCCACTCGTCGTTCTTCATGCGTGCGGATTGGTGGCTAGACAGGCTCACGCCGCTTCTCCCGCTGCATCTCTGCTACGCGCTCTGCATGTGTCTTTTGGTAGTAATGCACATGCAACTCGTCCTCGTAGAGGCATGCCGTCACCGGCAGGCCGGATTCGGCATCCATCCGCGCTGCCTGAATCACGTCGTTAATCGTTATTTTTTTGATATTCATTAGAATGGGCACTGGTTTGGTTGAGAAATTGGCGGCGGTGCATGGAATGCCATGTCCAGATCCACCTCCAGCGGATCCTCGCCGTAGCGTCCAATCCTGACGTTCCGCTCATAGTCCGGGCGATGAATGCAATAGGTGCTGCAGCGTCGATGCGTGTAGTGGTAGCCTTCGCAACTGCAGTAGTCCGTCCGATACTGCCGAGCCTTGTCCAAATAAAACCGGTCGTGCTTGCAGTGCTTGCACTTCGGCGCCCGCACATACCACTCCAGTGCGTGCCGCAGCGTGTTGCGGCCCCGGCACCTCATGCAGCGATAGGCGTAGCTCATGCGCGCAACCGGCAAATCTTGCAAAACGAGTCGCCCTTGGCGAACTGCCCTTCGCTTCGCGTGCGGTTGCACGGCCCGGCGCACCGGACCATGCGCGAGTTGTAGATCACGGCCGTCTTGGTGTTGGCACGGTAGATTTCCGTGCTCTCTCGAGCCATCTGCGCGCCGAAAAATGGTGACATCATCGGCATGGCCTCTCCCTCAGGCTCTCCGCATATCCTTTCAACGGAGGGGTCCAGACATTCCGCTGGAACGGCGGCACAATCACAGCGGCGGCCGGTGGAGTAAGGGTCTTTTCCATGCGATTTCGCGCCTGCAACGTGACCCGATACCGATCCCCGTCCATCGCCAAACACCCGTCCACAACCAGGCGGCGATAAAGCAGCCCGACCTTGTTCCTGGGGATTCCGGCCGGGACATGGGGAGTGGGGAAATTGCCGTGCAGGGCTATGCCCTGATCCAGCGTCACAACACGATCGCCGAGCCGCTGCAAGATGCAGAACATGCGCGAGTTGACTTGAGGGAATCTCACGACGGCCACCCAGAAATCAGTTGGATTTGGCGGGGCGCTTCACAAGCTGGCCCGCAATTTTTCTGATCTCGGAGACCGGCATGCCGAGCCGCTCATGCACGCGCAAGATCAGCGTGTCTCCAGCAGGTCGCCGGCCATGCCGAATGCTGCTGACGTGCGCCGGGTCCATACCCAGTTCCAGCGCCAAGGCAGAATCCTTTTGCAACCCCTGTCGCCGCAGAAGATGGTCGAGCAACGGATGCACGGCTGTTTTTTTTCGTCCCATAGAACCCCCCTGTGAAGTGGTGAATTTCCGGCCTTGGCCGGCGCGAGTAATTGGTCAGCCTCCAGCGCAGCTTTGGGCTGCCAGATCGCCGATGGGGAGGTGATTGGCGGCCTGAGCATCGACCAATTCCGGCCAGACAACTTGCCAATCCTCGGGGCGCATCGCCTGTCTCGATACCTGTTTATTGGTGAGTGTTTCGATGGCCGCCATAAAATCTGCGGGAACCTCGTCGCCGCGCAGAAGCCAATTGCGAACGCGCTGCTGCGTGACTTTTTTTCCGGTGATTTGGGTTATCCCTTTGGCTAGGGCTGTCTGCCCGCCGACCAAGCGGCACGCTTTTTTAATGTGGAGGTTCATGACCAAGCACAATACAACAATTGTCGTTATGTGTAAACATTTGTTGTTTGACTATAACAACCATTGTTGTAAATTGGTGCCATGGCACTAGGAGCGAACGTAAAGAAATTCAGGAAGGATGCTGGGCTGACTCAAGCGCAGTTGGCGGAGCGCGCCGGGATGGACCAGCCGGCACTTAGCGCCCTTGAGAAGCGCGACAGCAAGTCGTCCTCATTTACGAGCGCCTTGGCGGCGGCACTGGGGAAGACCGCGAACGAACTGCTCGGGACCGAGAGCAAGAGCGACGGGGAAGATATCGGGCCGAGAGATCAGAACGAACTCAAGGCCAGCGATATATCGGAGTTGATTTTGTGTTTCGGCAGGGCCGATAGGCGCGAGCGCGAATTAATTCTGAACTTTGCAAGAGGCGCCGGAGGCACGAGCACCGATCGTAGCGGCGCCACCAACGATTAGACGCAACACAGGGCGTTGGGCGCGGATTTTGTCTGCCTCAAGCGCGACCATCCTGCAGATCATCTCCTGGGCCGGGCCATCAAGAATCAGGATGTCCCGCATCAGCGCCTCTAATTTTTGTTTTTGCATGCCTTCCCCAACAAGCTGGACCGACAGTGGCTTGTGGTTCTGGTCGCCTGAGACCTGCGGGGAACAAATCACTGTATGAATAATCAGTGTAATTCGGTGCCGTCTGGAAATCCATAGCGAGTTTGTTAATTCTCTTCAGGCCTATTATCGGCCTACCGCACTGCGGGTGGCGCGGCTGTGTCGTCTGCTTAAGGCCATGTGATTTCGCCATCCGAGGCGAGAAAGCGCCGCACAATCTCATGACAGGATTGTTAATTCTTGCCAAATTAGGTAGGTTATTTGCCAATTTTTTAGTTCTTTGTGGCAATATTTTCAAGTGGCGGCCATCGCCGGGGGAAATCCGCAAGCGGCGCCAGCGGATTTCACAAGGCTATCGAGCTGTGGATTTAATGTGAAAAACATAACTTTTCTAGGGATCCATCAGGGAGAAGCAATGAAGCAAACCACAAAATTACGTCTGTTCGGCGCGGTCATCCTGCTCTTTTTCCTGTGGCTGATTGGAAGCCGATTCATCACGGGAACCCCAGCTTTGCTGCTCGTATTCGGCTTCGCGGCCGCCTATGAATTTTTTGTCGTGCGGCCGGCCTCCAAGGCAGACAAAGAGTAGCTGCATGCGCAAATTCGTCGCCCCGTGCCTACTCGCCTGCGCCAGTGCATTCGGCGCGCCAAATGTGCTTGCCGGCGCCTACGACGACTGCATCCTAAGCGGAATGAAAGGCGTTTCCAGCGATGCCGCCAGCAGGATGGTGGCAAAAGCCTGCGCCAACAAAATTGACGAAGCCCACGACGCCGCCGTACAGCGGGAATTTGGCTCTGCCCTCCCCGCGCAAATTTGCAACCTTGCGACCAACTATGAAATCCTGCCAGACGGGCGGAAACACATCCGCATATCGAACAACAGCCCATCGCAGACCATTACCTACGTCGAACTGATCTTGCGGGATGCGGATTTTTATGACTTCGAAAAAGCCCATCCGGAGAAGGCAAACGAACCTTTGTCAGAATCAATACTCACGACGGCGATAGAGAAACCGAAGTGGGAATCCGACAGAACGCATCGCCTGCACTATAAGCTGACGCTGGGTCCACTCAAATCCACGTCAGTCATATTCCAGGCCAAAGACGGTCCCTACATAGAGGTGGGCGCGGTTCGGGGCCGCGAAAAAAAATGGACAGACGGGATGAGTTCGAATGCGAACCCCGTCTCCCCGGAAAAATCCGATCCGACCGCGCCACAAAGATAGCGCCGGCAGAATGCGAACGATCAACTGCAAATCCTCCTTGCGCCTCACCTTGGCCGCTGCGATCTTTCTCAGCGCGGCGCACGCTCACGCGCATCAGGTGATCGGCATTGCAGACGGCGACACCATGACGCTGCTGGTCGACAAGAAGCCGCTCAAGATCAGGCTGGCGAACATCGATGCGCCGGAGAAGAAGCAACCGTTCGGTCAACGGTCTAGGCAGTCGCTCTCGGACCTCTGCTGGGAGAAGGACGCGACCTACCAGGTACAGGACATTGACCGCTACGGCCGCACCGTCGCGGTCGTGACGTGCGACGGCGTCGAGGCCAACCGCGCCCAGGTCGAGCGAGGCCTCGCCTGGACCTACCAGAAATACAACAAGGATCGGGAGTTGCCTGAGCTGCAAGAGCAGGCCAAGGCGGCACGGCGCGGGCTGTGGGCGGACAAGGAGCCTGTGGCGCCGTGGGAGTGGCGCAAGGCTAGGCGGTAGGCGCACTGGGATCAGAACATGGAATGGCGGTCGATGTACTAAAACAACAACTCTCAGGGAGGGGGCGAATGCATCAAAACGAAATACCGGCCAATAAATGTACGGACGTCATCACATATGCAGGAGAGGTAACATCTGCTGGGTACGAAGCTGTTTGCCAAGCCCTAGAGAAGAAAAGGTCGGACCATGCCCTTATCGTACTTTCAACGCCAGGTGGCGATCCACACGCGGGATTTCGTATTGCACGCGCCATTCAGCATACATATGAGAAATTTTATGCGCTGGTTCCTCGGTATTGCAAGAGCGCCGGCACCCTGATAGTTGTCGGAGCTTCCAAGTTATATCTCGATGACATGAGTGAACTGGGGCCGCTTGATATCCAAGTGAAAAAAAGCGATGAACTTGTCGGGAGAAATTCTGGACTCGACATTATTCAAGCAGTGAATTACCTGCAGAATCAGGCAATGCATGCATTTTCCCAATATTTGGTAAACCTTACTAAAAATGCCGGCCTTTCTACAAAAGTGGCATCCGAAATTTCATCTAAGCTCACTTTAGGCCTCTTTGAACCAATCGCTGCCCAAATAGACCCGATGCGGCTGGCGGAAATGCAACGAGCCATGGAAATTGCATTTGAATACGGGAGAAGATTGGCGGAGAAAAGTGGAAACTTGCGCGCGAATGGTCTACAGGACTTGGTATCTGCCTATCCCTCGCATGGGTTTGTTATTGATCGAAAAGAGGCGAAAAACATCTTCATTGAAGTCCATCGCCCATCGAAAATGCTTGCTAACCTAAGCAAAACATTGCATTCTGCACTTGTTGCGAAGACAAATAACAAAGTGCCAGATGTAAATTTGTACACTTTCCCCTTCGTCATCAATGGAGAGCCATATGAAGCCACACCAGACACCGGAGCCCCTAATGGAGGCAATGAGACATGCGACACAACGATCCTCGGAAATGGTGAAGCTGATGCAACCAAAACCACGAATGCACCATCCGTCGGCTCCCAATGCGAAGAACAACGTCCAGGAACAAGTGGCTGATATGCTATCCCAATACTCAGCTCACCTTGCATAGGAAGTCCATTACGCTGCACCAAAAGCCCACCTCCGCGGTGGGCTTTTTCATTCCCCTCTCCCGCTCTCTCGCCCCGCAATCCCATCCCCGTCCGAACTCCACGCCCTGCCCCATAGGTTCAGGCTCTCCGCGTAGGCCGGCGACGTAGCAGCGCAGCCTTTCTTCCTGATCTTGCTCACGCATCGAATTTTGTTGCTGCAAAAACAGGTTGTTTACGTTCTAATGCCACCATGAGCCAGCCAAACCAACCTGTTATCCCGCAGCCAGCGCCGGAGCGAAGGGAACACGCTAACGTGCCCCGGACGCCCAAGCCACGATAGCAAATACAACAGGGCTTGCCAGCGCCATCAGGCGCACACGGTCTAGCCACATAGCGACGGCTGCATTGCGTGCCGTCGTCTCCTCAATTCGCCCCTGAATATTCTCCAGTTCGAGTTCCCGAAGTTTCTCCAGTCTGCACTCTTTCTGATATAGGTTTTTCGGCTCGTTTGTTGGCACCTGCAGCGGCTTTGTCAGAATGCAGAACACAACCAGCAGGATGCCCACCGCCATCAGCCACGCCGCAAGAACCGCCGCCCCGATCGCGAGGGTAGATGGCGTCGGCTGTTCAAACCCCTTGATTGCGTAGGCCAGCGCACCGCCCATACCGGCGAGAAGAATCGTCAAGGTAGTACCCGCTTCCTTCGCCAGCGTCTCCGCATTCTGCAGCCGGAAACGCAAGTTCTCCATCCCTGCCTTCTCGGCCCAATCCAGTAGATCGCTCATCTCCCTCTCCCTCCAAAAGTTCCCCAAATTGTAGTTCGTCTCCAAAAGCCGCTCTGAGCGGCTTTTTTGCGCCCGCCTGCCGTGCGCCCTGCCGGCCGATCTCGAAAGCGCGTTAGGCATCCACAACAATTGCGCGGCCAAAACAACTTTTGTTTGATCTTATAAAACAATTGTTGTATGCTTCCCTCATCGCATCACAAAAGACGAAGGGGAGCAGGATGGCAAACAAATACGAACTCATCGAAAGCGACACCGTGCAGTACGCCGGGAGCACGCTGTACCGCATTCGGGCGCTTGTCGCCGTTGGCTTGATCGTCGCCGCTGGCGATGTGGGCGGCTATGTCGAATCCGAGAAGAATCTCGATCAGTCCGGCGATGCGTGGGTGTACGGCGATGCGCAGGTGTCCGGCGATGCGCAGGTGTACGGCGATGCGCAGGTGTCCGGCGATGCGCAGGTGTACGGCGATGCGCGGGTGTACGGCGATGCGCGGGTGTCCGGCGATGCGCGGGTGTACGGCGATGCGCAGGTGTCCGGCGAT